CAAGCGGTAAGACGCATCGTTAACAGCGATGAATGGTGGGTTCGACTCCCACACATATTCTATCATTTTTTGGTTATTTGAAAGGAGACAAAAATGAAAGTGAAATTCACTGACAAAGCTAAGGCAATCGCTAAAGATATTGCTAAGGCTACAGACAAGAACTCTCCTGCTATTCTTACAGGTTTAGCAGTAGTAGGTCTTGCAACAACAGCAATTATGTGCTGGAAAGCGGCACCAAAAGCCAAGAAAGTTATGGAGGACCATTCTGGTTCTATTAGTTTGTTAAAGTCTGAAACTGTAACTCCAGAAGTGAAAACTCAGATTGTAAAGGATGTAGCTACTGAGATTGCACCAATCGTACTGCCACCAGTAATCATGGGATTGGCTACAGGTGCTTGTATCATCGGAAGTAACCGTATTAGTGCGAAACGTATCACTGCATTATCTACAGCATACGCACTCGCTGAAAAGGCATCTAGTACTTACGCCGATAAGGTTGAAGAACTGGTAAACCCTAAGAAAATGAAAGAGATCAAAGAGGGTATCGCTCAGGATAAACTGGACAGCGTGAAACTCACTGACAATTATATTATCGAGACCGGTACTGGTTCAACGTTGTTCTTTGATGATGCATCCGGTAGATATTTCCATGCAGGTGTGGAATCTGTTAATAGAGCGTATAAAACCATCTCTGATCGACAGGAGTATGAGCAGTGGATCAGTCTTAATGAATTATATTATGAGCTGAATCTACCATTCACAACTTCCGGAGATCTACTTGGCTTTGACAGAGAGTTTGGCCATATTGATATTGGTGATATGACTAAGGTATCAGATGACGGCACGCCATGCAGAGTTCTGATGTTCAACCTGCGACCAAATCCGAACTATTTCTCGGAAACGCATTGATATTGCCAAAAGTGGGTTCTCAGACACCTGGGAGCCCGCATAAATACTGAAGGCGTAAAAAATACATGAATTATAATGAGGGAATAGTCCCACATTCAGAAAAGGAGAAAAGAAATGAGCAAAAACAAAAACAATGAAGAAGTTGTAAATGAGATCGAAGAAGTAGTAGAAGATGAAGCTACAGAAACTGAAGAAACAACGGAGGTTGTAGAAGTGAAGAAAGAAAAGAAACTCAGTAAGAAGAAAATTCTGGCAATTGGTGCAGGAGTCGTAACAGGCTTAGTAGCAGTTGGCGGACTTATCAAAGTGCTGCGTGGAAAATCTGACGACACTGAAGCTGCAGCTGTTGATAATCAGGAGGATGTAGATTCCTTCAATTCTGATATCAACGTTACAGACTTCTAAGGTAAAACTCAGATCACTACAATTGAATATGGAAAACCTTTAAGCTTAAGGGCTGGTGTTTATACATCGGCTCTTAATCTTTTCACATTCTAAACAAAGGAGACTTAAATTATGTTTATGATTGCTTATGAAAACAGAAATGCAAAGCACCCAGTAATGTCTGGTATCAAAACGGGAGCTTACTTCGGTGGTATTGCAGTTGGCTTCTGTCTTATTTACGGTACTGCTAATGGTGTTGCGCATGTAATTCGCGATACTGTTAAAAAGTATGATGAAGCTAAAAAACAGGTAAAGGAGGATGCCGATGAATGATTTAGAAAGCAAATATCCTTCTAACAGTAACAAATCAAAAGCTGAACAGATGGATAAGCCTAAAAAAGAAATTGTTCCGGTTGCTCAGGGATCTATTCACAAAGATACGTTAGGCGATAAAATGGCAAAGACGTTGTTCTCTGAGAATACCAATACTGTAAAGAATTACTTGAGAGATGAGGTGTTTATCCCAGCCATCAAGAATTTTATTAACGACAGTATTATCAATGGTGTGCAGATGCTACTATTCGGTAGCGCCAGAGGAGGCGGTGGTCGTAGCTATTATAATCCAAATAGCGGATCACGCACCAATTATTCCTCTTATTATGTTTCCAACAGTTCTTCCGGTAGCAGATCAGCAGAGCGTGTAAGAAATGGCGATTACAGTTATCCACTTGTTGAGGTTAGCTCTAGAGGCGAAGCTGATGACATCATTGCCAGAATGGGCGATTTGATTCGTGAGTATGGCTCTGCGAGTGTATCTGACTTGTTAGCCTTTACAAACCTTACACCACGTTTCTCTGATGAGAGATGGGGCTGGACTGATGCTAGAGACTTAAGCTGGAGTCGTAAAGGAATGAATTATATTATGGACTTTGCGCCACCAGTTAGATTAGATTAAAGGAGAAAGTGCGAATAAAATGAAAAATAAAATTGGTCACTTCATCATTAACCATTCTAAATGGCTTTTGAAAATCAATCGGAACTTTGCCTATAAAGTACGCGCGATTGGTGTAAAACTGTGCCAAGAAGAAATTGATGCTTATTGGTCAGACTTAAATGTAGGTTATGTAGATAAAGGAGAAAGTAACAATGAACATTAAAAGAATGTATCACAAAGCAGTATTTGAAGGGAAAAAGCATAGCCCTGAACTGTTATTGACAGCAGGCATCTTAGCAGGTGCAGGTGCTATCATCGCTGCAGTAAAAGCTACAACAAAAGCTGAAGCAGTACTTGACGATCATGCATATCGCATGGAAGAAGTTGATCCAGAAAGTAAAAAAGAAGTAGTTCTGGCGTATGCAGCTACTGGAGCTGAATTTGCAAAATTATATGCTCCGGCATTCGCATTGGAAGTAGTATCTGTAACAGCAGTTCTGGCTTCCTATAAGGTACTTCATGCACGTAACGTAGCATTAGCTTCTGCTTACGCAATCATGGATAAGGCATTCAAGCAGTATCGTAGCCGAGTAGTTGATGAACTCGGTGCAACAGCTGACGAGAAGTTCATGTATGGTAAGAAAGAAGAAACTGTAACCAAGAAGATCACTGATGAAAATGGTAAGACCAAAACAGTTAAAGAAAAGGTACTTACCGGTGGTGAGCCTTCTATGTACGACAAGTTCTATGACTCTGTAACCGCTAATAACTGGACAGAAGACAATATGTCCAATCTTACATTTATCAAGGCACAGCAGAGATATGCTAACGCTGTTCTGAAAGCCAAAGGTTATATTTTCTTGAATGAAGTGTACAAGCTTCTGGGCTTACCTGAAACTCAGGCTGGTCAGGTTGTAGGCTGGATTTATGATTCCGATAAGGATCTTGGCGACAATTATATCGACTTTGGTCTGGAAGATGAGTTCGGTGGTTACACTCCAGCTGTTTCTCGTTATATTGACGGTGAGGAAGATACTGTTCTGCTGCACTTCAATGTAGACGGTCCAATCTTTGAACGAGCTGTCGAAGAGAAACGTATCTCTGAAAAATAATTATATTCCGGTGTAGTGGGGGTTAAAATATATGCAGATGCTAGCAGTCCTTCTAATGTGTGCTCAACTATCTCAAATGACGGAAAGGAAAGACTTTCAAAATTACACTATATATACACAATTATTCACACAAACAGTTGAACACATGGAGGAAGGTTACACTAGATATTCCGAGCAGAGGCTTTTAGAACAAATCGAGCTGGAAAACAATATGGCCGATTTAGAGATGATCACTCAATTGGTCCACGCCGAAGCTGGGAATCAAGATATTTGGGGCAAGCGAATGGTTGCGGATGTTGTTATGAATAGAGTCCGTGACCCTCGTTTCCCTGATACTGTTGAAGAAGTTATATTCCAAAAGAATCAGTTCACTGTAACGCAGAATGGCGCATATGAGAGGGCAGCCTATGAATTATTAGAAAGTGACTTTGAAGCTGTACGATTGGAATATGAATGTGGTTTCTTATCTAATACTGAAATATTATATTTCGCTTCGAATGGGTACGTACCAGGTACACATCACTTGTATCGGATAGGAGACCACTACTTTTCTAAATAAGAAAGGATAATTATGAGCAAAGATAAAGTTATTAGTTTTCTTGTAGGTGCTGGTATATCCGGCGCTATCACATGGTATTTCACTAAAAAGTACTATGAAGTAATTGCAAATAGTGAAATCGAGTCTGTAAAAGAAGCTTATGGAAGACGTCTGGATGAGATTGAAGAGGCAGCAGGCGTGAAAATGCCGGTAGATAATCCAGATGAATTCACTAAGAATGAAAACACAGAGCCTGTACATGTCATCACAGAAAAAGAAAAAGCGCTTATGCGTATGCAATCAAGAAGCCTTCCGCCATTGACTGAATACCATAAGATGTTTACAGGTAAACCATCCGATGCCTTAGAAGAAGATCCGGTTGACGAGACTGCAGAGTGGATTGATGAAGAGCAGGAAGAAGAATCTGAAGAAATTGAAGTTGATCCAGGTAAAGTAGGAGAAGTAGCCTTTGAGCATCCGGAAGATGATGGTGAAGAGTACCAGAAAATGGATGACGACATGTTAGAAGAGGCTAATGCCGATGTTAGACGTGCGAAAGACGCTAATGATGTACCTTTCATAATCGGTGAGGTTGACTACAACAATGGTCGTCCGGACTTCGAGAAGCTGGAATGGCTGTATTACACTGAAGATGGTACTATCACAGACGAAGATGATGAAGAAATCGAAGATTATGCTGATTTGATTGGAGATTGTCTTGATCATGCCGGTGAAGATGGTGCATTTACTGAGAATAACTTAGATGTCCTCTATGTACGTAACATGGCTGAGGGCGTTGATGTTGCTATCAGCAAGATTTATGCAGCTCATCGTGACTAAAAATTGATAAAACTGAGGGCTTTTGTGGCGAAATGCTACATTTGCTCTCAGAATTTGTCCTGATAGTGTTGTAGAGTATTGGGGCTTGATAGGAACTGATATGGACTATTAGGGACGGAAAGGAGGTTATATACGAATGGATGCTTATATGAAGTGGATGCTCGATAAAATGAATTATCGAAAACACGGCAAAGGGAAATATGGACGTTTGATGCGTAAATTGAATGAACGGGAGTTTACTTATACTTTATTGCTTGATGAGAATAGGGTCTATGACGCAGTTGAGATGCGAAATAGGTTTTTAGATGAGACATTTACAAGCAAACATACCGTATTTGGTGATGACTTAACGCAGTATTGTTCAAATCTGTTATTTGGCCCTGATAGATGCAGTCTGTTGGAGATGTTTACAGCGTTAAGCATCCGTTGCGAGATGGAAATTACTGGTATGCCCGGAAAAGATCACTTAGATAGGATGTTTTGGGTAATGCTAGATAATCTTGGTTTAAATTCTTATCCAGATGATAAGTGGAATGAAGCCGAAGTAAATGACATCTTAGATGAACTTCTGGTTAAAAGTGACAAAAATAGACTTTTCCCACTGAAAAGAAGTGGAATAAATGACAAAGTGACAGATATCTGGATGATGATGCGCATATACATCTCTGAGAACAAAGAGTTGTAAAAATGTCAGTTTTTTGCGAAATGTCATGTTGTTGTCAAGCAATTGTCAGTTTTAAATTGGCCTGAGCCCAGTCGTAGTGCGGGTTGTGTCAATTTGCCAGTTTTACTATATTCTTTTTTAAAATAAAATAAAATATATAATAATATATATAATATATAAAATTTAAAAATTAAATGTACTTCTGAAAACTGACAAACTGACATCTGGATGAAAAAAAATATATGAAACTGTAAATTATTTTTTCCTGGAGGCAAAACATGCTAGATTTTATAGAAATCGAATCCAAAATTGATAAAAAGAAGAATGATATTCTTGTATATCCATCTTTCTATATCAAAAACGGTTCGAAAGATCTAATGACAAAGGGTAAAGCATTCTATGCCATATGGGATGAAGAAGCGGGACTATGGTCCACAAATGAGATAAGGGCAGGAGAGCTAATCGATAAGGAAGTTGATATTCGTGCTAAAGAAATGGAAGAGAGATATCCAGGCATGAATATTAGAACTGTTAAGACTAGACGGTTCAATTCAAAGAAATGGCAGGAGTGGCAACAGTATTGTAAGTCTATTCCCGATAACTTCCATCAATTAGATATGCACGTTACGTTTGCTAACGATAACGTATCTAAGGAAGATTATATTTCTCACAAGCTCCCTTATGCAATTGAAGAGACACCTACGCCTGCTTACGACGAATTGATGAATAAATTATATTACCCTGAGGAACGCACAAAGCTCGAATGGGCTATTGGTAGTGTTATTCAAGGTGATTCTGTTAACATTCAGAAGTTCTTCGTATTATATGGTGGACCAGGTTCAGGTAAATCTACCGTATTGAACATTTACCAGCAAGTGTTAGATGGATATTGCCAAACATTCGATGCTAAGGCAGTAGGTAATTCTAACGCTACATTTGCATTGGAAGCATTCAAGGATAATCCATTGGTTGTTATTCAGCACGATGGTGACTTATCTAGAATTGAAGATAATGCAAGATTGAATAGTATTGTTTCTCATGAAAGTATTATTGTGAATGAAAAGCATAAGAGTACTTATTCTATGAGATTTAGTTCAATGCTGTTCATGGGTACTAATAAGCCTGTACGAATCACAGATGCAAAATCTGGATTGATGCGAAGACTTATTGATGTATCCCCAACAGGAGACACCTTTGGTGTTAAAGAGTACAACAGATTGATGGAACAGATTAAGTTTGAGATTGGTGGCATTGCTAACAAATGTCTTCAGACTTATATTTCTTTAGGAAAGAATTACTATCAATCTTATAAGCCCGTTAACATGATTGGTATCACCAATGACTTCTACAACTTTGTAGATGATAATTTAGATTTCTTTTTAGAGAATCAGGAGAAGTGCCAGCTTAAGAAAGCATGGCAAAGATATAAAGAGTATGTTACAGAGTCTAACATGCAATTTCCATTCTCTATGAAGAACTTTAAGGAAGAACTTAAGAACTACTTTGCTGAATATGCAGACCGTAAAGATGGTGAACGTAAAGTATATTTAGGTTTCCTTAAAGATAAGTTTGATTATTCTTTTGTTGAGGTGCCAAAAGAGGACACTGACAATTATATCATTGACTTTGGTTATGATAAGTCCATCTTCGATAAGGAAATGATGAACTGTCTGGCACAGTATGCAAAGGACGACAAACCAGAAAAGAAATGGGACGATGTTACAACTAAGTTAGTTAGTCTGGATACAACAAAGACACATTATGTTATGTTGCCTCCAGAGCACATTGTAATTGATTTCGACTTAAAGAATGAGAAAGGTGAGAAAGACTTTGGTCTTAATCTAGAAGCAGCTAGTAAGTTCCCTCCAACATATGCAGAGTTGAGTAAGAGTGGAGCAGGTATTCATTTGCATTATATTTATACTGGAGATGTTAACCAGTTAAAAAGATTATATGCAGATGATATCGAGATTAAAGTATTCACCGGAAAGAGTTCTTTAAGAAGAAGACTTAGTAAATGTAACAATCTTCCGATTGCGAAAATTAGTTCCGGTTTACCGCTTAAAGAGGAGGCTAAGATGGTAAATTTTGAAGCAATGCAAAGTGAGAAGCAACTTCGTGCATTCATTAAGAGTTGTTTAGCGAAGAAGCATCATGGAGCAACCAAGCCAGAAGTAGATTTTATTTACTCAGAGCTTGAGAAAGCTTACAACAGTGGAATGCATTATGACGTTACTGATATGCGTCCAGCTATTACAGCATTCGCATGCAGTTCAACTCATCAGGCAGAAGCTTGTTTAAAGATTGTAAGCAAAATGAAATTCAGATCAGAAGAAGCAAGTGAACCAGGAGTTCAAGGAGATGAAGCTCCAATTGTATTCTTCGACTGTGAAGTATTTCCTAACTTGTTCTTAATCAACTGGAAGTTCCAGGGTAAGGATAAACAAGTTGTTAGGATGATTAACCCAACACCTAAAGAAGTTGAAGACCTGTTTAAGTTTAGGCTTATTGGTTACAACTGTAGACGTTATGATAATCATATTATGTATGCTCGTAGTATTGGATATACCAATGAAGAGTTGTTCAGGTTATCACAGCGCATTGTAAATACTGATAAGAAAGATGAGAACAGAAACTGCTTCTTCCAGGAAGCCTACAATTTGTCTTACACTGATATTTATGACTTTGAAGTAGGTGACCATAGAAAGAGTCTGAAGCGTTGGGAAGTAGAACTTGGTATCCATCATCAGGAATTGGAATTCGATTGGAATCAACCTGTTCCAGAAGAGAAATGGATTGATGTTGCTGAGTACTGTGATAATGATGTTATATCTACAGAAGCAGTATTTGATCATTTGAAAGAAGATTGGAAAGCTAGACAGATGCTAGCAGTTCTTTCTGGTCTTACACCAAATGATACAACAAACAGCCATACAACAAGACTGATTGTAGGTACCGACAGAAGCCCACAAGACAAGTTCGTTTATACAGATTTGTCTAAGCAGTTCCCAGGCTATCGTTATGACCCAATTGGAATTGATCCGAAAGAGTACAAAGAAGGAGCTAAGATTGTAAGTGCCAAATCCATCTACAAAGGCGAAGACCCTTCAGAAGGTGGATATGTATATGCAGAGCCAGGCATGTATTACAATGTAGCATTGCTTGATGTTGCTTCACTGCATCCATCATCTGCAATTATATTGAACATCTTTGGTACTGAGTACACTACTAAGTTTGCTGATCTTAAACAGTTGCGTATTGATATTAAGCATCGTAACTATGAGCATGCAAGAAAGATGTTCGATGGTAAGCTTGCTCCATTCTTAGAGAACGATGAAGATGCAGATGCATTGTGCTATGCATTAAAGATTGCTATCAACTCTGTTTATGGTTTGACCAGTGCTAAGTTCGCTAACAAGTTGAAAGACCCTAACAACATCGATAACATTGTTGCTAAACGTGGCGCATTGTTCATGATTGATCTTAAAGAGTTTGTTCAGAGTAAAGGTTATCAGGTTGCTCACATCAAGACAGACTCTATCAAGATTCCATATGCAAACAAAGAGATTGTCGATGCAGTTATCGAATTTGGTAGACAGTATGGTTATGACTTTGAGTTCGAAGCAGTCTATGAGAAGATGTGCTTAGTTAACGATGCAGTTTATATTGCCCGATTCAAAGACCCTGCAGACTGTGAGAAAGAATACGGTTGCATCCCAGGCGACAACATGAAGTATAAGAATGAGCATAACAGATGGACAGCAACTGGAGCAGAGTTCGCAGTTCCATATGTATTCAAGTCAGTCTTCAGTAAAGAAGATATCGAGTTCGACGACTTATGCGAGATTAAACAGGTACAGAAAGGTTCATTATATTTAGATATGAATGAGAATCTATCTGAAGGTGAACACAACTATCACTTCATTGGTAGAGTAGGTAAGTTCTGTCCTATCAAACCTGGTTGTGGTGGCGGAGTATTATATCGCATGAGTGATGATAAGTATTATGCCGCTGCAGGCACAAAAGGCTATCGCTTCTTAGAAACTGAAACAGTTAAAGAGCTCAACAAGTTCGATGATATCGATATGGACTACTTTAACAAATTGGCAGAAGATGCTAAGAAACATGTATCTGAATATGGAGACTTTGACTGGTTTGTCTCTGATTCAAAAGAACCATCTTTTAATGACCAGTTAAATTTAGTTGGCGTCCCTGACAATGTAGAAGAGATACCATTTGTTGCTTAAAAGCGAAAGGAGATTATATTATGTTACGTATTAGACAAAACAGATTCCATGAAACAGAGGTTACAGTTGATAATGCTAGAATTATCTGGCCAAACTTTACAGGCATTCAGAAGAAGTTCAATGCAAAAGGAGATCGTAACTGCTGTATCGCACTTAGCGAAGAAGATGCGGCCACATTAAAAGCAGAAGGATTTAATGTTAAGGTTAGAGAAGCCAAAGAAGAAGGTGAGCCACCGATATTATATCTTACACTTAAATGTAAGTTCAGAAATCGTGAAGGTAATGCGATGGTAAGACCATCTAAGATGTTCATGATTGTTGGCAAGAAAGACCCAGTACCTCTCGATGAAGAAACAGTTGGCCAGATCGATTTTGCTGAGATCGAGAATGTTGACCTGAAGTTCAGATCTGTTCCGTATGACTTCAATGGCAAGAAAGGAATCACCGCTCAAATCATGGCGATGTATGTAACTATTGTTCCGGATTATTTGGCTGAGAAATATTCTGATCCATCTGATGAGGAAGATCTTCCCTTTGGTGAATAATGATTGAGCTATTAGAACATCAAAAAGATGCCTTATCAAGAATACATAATAAGTGTATATTGAGAGGCGATGTTGGTAGTGGTAAATCTATTACGGCCTTGGCATATTATTATAATGTAGTATGCCAGGGTCATATAAATCTTGATGGCGGTACTACAAAAACTTTGAAGATGGACAAGCCAAGGGATTTGTATATTATTACTACTGCCAAGAAGAGAGATGATTTAAGCTGGCTAGAAGAATGTGCTAGGTTTGGTTTAAGCGAAGAAGAGAATCTCGATGGAGTTAAGGTCACAATTGATTCATGGAATAACATAAAGAAGTACATAAATGTTTATGGTGCGTTCTTTATATTTGATGAACAAAGATTAGTTGGTTCTGGAGCTTGGGTTAAAGCATTCTATAAGATTGCAAATAAGAACCAATGGATGATTCTATCAGCTACTCCTGGAGATACCTGGTCTGATTATATTCCTGTCTTCGTAGCTAATGGGTTCTACAAGAACAAGACAGAGTTCAACAACAAACATGCTGTTTATAGTAGGTACACAACATATCCTAAGATCGATAAGTATATCGGCACTGCTAAATTATATTCATATAGAAGACAAGTGCTTGTTAATATGGAAGATCAAAGGCAAACTGTTGAGCATCATATAACTTGCATGTGCAGTGTGAATAAAGAATTATATCGCAGAGTGCAAAGAGATAGATGGGACCCATACGATGACGAGCCAATCCAAGAGACAGGAAAGCTTTGCTACTTAGAAAGAAAAGTAACCAACTCAGATGAGAGTCGCATTGCTAAACTTATTGAGTTAGTCAGTGAGAATCCAAAGACAATTATATTCTACAATCATAACTATGAGTTAGACATTATAAGGAAAGTCCTTAATGATTTAGGTATACCGTTTGCAGAATGGAACGGACAGAAGCATGATCAATTACCAGTTGGTGACACATGGGCCTATGTGGTTCAGTATAGTGCTGGATGTGAAGGATGGAATTGCATCACTACGAATGTAATTATATTCTACTCACAAAACTATAGCTATAAGGTAATGACTCAGGCTGCTGGAAGAATCAATAGAATGAATACACCATATACTGATTTGTTCTACTATCATTTAAGGAGTAATTCCCAAATCGACATGGCAATTAAAAGAGCGCTTTCAATGAAGAAGAATTTTAACGAATCTTCTTATACCCTCGAAAATCACAAATCAGCGATTTCTCGAGTCCCGAAAGCCGCATAAATACTGGATTGTTAAAAAAAACATTGGTTATAATGAGAGGAGAAAGCAAAAAGGACTTAAAAGGTCCATCTCCTCTCAGAATTTGTTTACAAAGGAGAAAAAGTGATGGATTTGGAGAGTAAGTATCAAGCGAAACTTATCAAAAAACTCAAACACCTTTTCCCAGGCTCAATAGTTTTAAAGAATGATCCAAATTATATTCAGGGCTTTCCTGATTTATTAATCTTGTACAAAAAGAAGTGGGCCGCATTAGAAACTAAAAGATGTGAAAATGCTACCCATAGACCAAACCAAGATTACTATGTCGATAAACTGAATAAAATGTCTTTCTCAGCATTCATATTTCCAGAAAACGAAGAGGAGGTACTGAATGAACTGGAACGATCATTCAAAACTCGAAGGTCAACACGCTCCGTTTAGTGCAAGCGGTTACCAATGGCTCAATTATACACCAGAGAAATTAGTTGAGACATACCGGAACATGCAAGCCAAACAGAAAGGAACTGAAGACCATGAGTTTGCTGCATTATGCATAAAGAACAGAAGGAAGCTTCAAGCTAGAGATGCACTAGCAAAACATGTGAATGATGCTATAGGCTTTAAGATGACGCCGGAAGTATTATTATATTACTCTAAGTATTTCTTTGGCACAACAGATGCAATTGTATTTAGAAAGAATACTGATAAGAACTTTCCAGAGTGTCATTATGAGCTTAGGATTCATGACCTGAAGACTGGTAGGATTCCAGTTAAAGGTTTACACCAGCTAGAAATATATGCAGCACTATTCTTTTTAGAGTACAAAATAGACCCATTCGATACAAAGATCGAGCTTCGAATCTATCAAGCTGACAATTATATTACTGGCAATCCAACAGGTAAAGATATTAAACCGATAATGGATAAGATTGTTTATTTTGATGGTATATTGAATAAAGAAAATTTAATGGAGGATTAGTATCATGCATTTCGTAGATGATTATATTTTCTTCGAACATAGTGGTACACCACAGAACTTCGATCATGATCCTCATGGGTCTGGACGATATAGGCAAGGCGAAGGAGAGAACCCACATCAGCATGAATTATATTTCAACCAGTATGTAAGACAGCGTAAGAATGCTGGAGAATCTGAAATAGATATTGCTAAAGATTTGGGAATGTCAGTCGCTGAATTGCGATCTAAAGTTTCTATCTCTAAAGCTGAGAAAACAGCATCTGATAGAGCAAGAGCTTTAAAGCTAAAAGACAAAGGATATAGCAACAAAGCAATTGCTGAGAAGTTAGATGTATCTGAAGGAACTATCAGAAATCTGCTAAACCCAGCGTTAGAGAAAAGAGCTGAGACAATTGACAATATAGCCAGCACAATCAAAAAGAATGTGGATAAGAAAGGTTATATTGATGTTGGACCTGGTGTTGAGATTGAATGCGGTATTTCGAGAACCAAAATGAATGCCGCAATCCAAAAGCTTAAAGATGAAGGCTATGAAAAGATAGTTGTTCAGCAAGAGCAGATGGGTTTCATGAACAACCAGAAAACGTACATCACAGTTATGTGCCCTCCAGGAACAACATACAAAGATGTAGTGACTCATCGAGAGAAAATCTCAACCATGGAAGACTATTTTGTAGATAATGGTCGCTCATGCCTTGGTTTAAAGAAACCTCAAGATGTTTCATCTGATAGAGTCATGATCCGCTACAATGAACAAGGCGGAGTTGATAAGGATGGTGTTATTGAGTTAAGACCTGGTGTAGCAGATTTGGATTTAGGAAAGTCGAAGTATGCTCAGGTAAGAATCTCAGTTGATGGCACTCACTATTTAAAAGGAATGGCGATGTATTGTGCTGATCCTGATAAAGAGATGCCAAAAGGTGTAGACATCATCTTCAATACGAATAAGCACCTCGGAACTGATAAGATGGATGTCCTGAAGAAACAGAAGATCAATCCGTTAACTGGTAAGATTGATGAGGATAACCCTTTCGGTTCTAACATCAAACCTGGTGGACAGAGAGGCGCTTTAAATATTTGTAGGGAAGAGGGAGATTGGGACCTGTGGTCAGATAAAGTTGCATCTCAGGTCCTCTCCAAACAACCAACAGGCTTGGCTAAGCAACAGATTAATCTTTCATTAGCAAGAAAGAGACAAGAGTTTGAAGAGATATCGCAGTATACAAACCCAGTAATTAAAAGAAAGTTATTGAGTGACTTCGCAGAGTCATGCGATTCTGATGCAGTATCTCTACATGCTGCTGCATTCCCAAGACAAGCTTGGAAAGTTATTCTTCCAGTACAAAGTCTAAAAGACAATGAGATTTATGCACCAACATTTAGAGATGGCGAGAGAGTTGTATTAGTTCGTTATCCTCATGGTGGTATCTTTGAGATTCCTGAACTTACTGTGAATAATAATCACAGAGTAGCAAAGAGAGTCTTAGGTAACTCAACAGATGCAGTAGGAATTAACAGTAATGTCGCAGGAAGATTGTCTGGAGCAGACTTTGATGGTGATACTGTATTAGTTATACCAACAAGGAATGTTAAGATTAGAACTTCATCTCAGTTACCCGGTCTTAAAGACTTTGACCCGAAAGAGTTGTATCAGTTACCAGATAGTGCTCCGAAAATGAAGTCTCAAACAAAGCAGACAGAGATGGGTAAAGTATCTAATCTGATAACAGACATGACTATCAAAGGTGCAAAACCAGATGAATTAGCTAGAGCAGTTCGCCATTCAATGGTAATTATTGATGCTGAAAAGCACCATCTTGATTACAAGCAGTCATTCAAAGACAATGACATCAAAGCTTTAAAGAAGAAATACCAAGACAATGGTGATGGCAAGACAGGAGCGTCTACATTAATCTCAAAAGCAGGTTCAGAAGTTCATGCCCCAGAACTCAAGAGATCATACCGTCCAAATCCCAAAACAGGAGAATGGGAGTATACGGAGACTGGACGTACATACAAGGTGCGTAACAAAAAGACGGGTGAGCTTGAAGAGAAGCTAGCAACTAAAGAATACACAAGAATGTTCTTGACTAAGGATGCTAGGAAGCTATCTTCTGGTACCGACATGGAGGATTTGTATGCAGACTATGCCAACTCTTTAAAAGCCATGGCTAACCAGGCCCGCAAAGAGATGATGGCTACCAAGAACATAGAGTACTCCCCATCTGCTAGAAAAACTTATGCTAAAGAAGTTGAAGTGCTTGAAGCAAAGCTTTTAGTTGCAAAGAAGAATGCACCAAGAGAGCGACAGGCACAGAACCTAGCTGGTATTATCTATAAATCTAAGCTTGAGGAAGACCCATCCATAAAGGATGATAAGGAGAAGCTTAAGAAGATTAGAAATCAAGCCCTTGCAGATGCAAGAGATAAGATGGGAGTCAAGAAGGTACCTGTAGAAATCACTGACAGAGAATGGGAAGCTATTCAGAATGGCGCTATTACCAACAATATGCTAACCGAAATAATCAACAACACTAATGCGGATAAGCTAAAACAAAGAGCTATGCCGAAACAAACAAGAAACTTTACAAATACACAAGTTTCTACAATGAAAGCAATGCAAAATGCTGGTTACACAATTGCTGAAATTGCTGACAAGTTTGGTGTTTCATCATCAACAATTAGCAATTACATCAACAAGTAACACATGGAGTAGGGTATTCATTGTTAAGTTTTTAGGCTTTCCTATCTTGTTTACTTATCATAGCGTATAGTATAGGAGAATGGAGAATATGGAAGGTAAAGAATACGTCCTATCAACAAAAGACAACCCATACTCACCGTTCACTCAATGGGATGAATGGTTAGCGTATGATGAACAGCATGGTTATTACACAAATGCTTATTTAGCAAGACTTGCTCAAACTGCTGAAGGTTTGTCTGAAGAACAAAATGAACTAGAAATTCGTCATGCAATGGAAGAAATTTGTAGAATTGATCCAACAAATAACTATGAGATCAGGGAATCTTAAAGTTTAAGGTACTAGGGGGGGGGTCTGAAAAATTGCACCCCCTCTCAATATCGCGGCGGTCTCAAAAATTTCTCCGGGGGAATTATTGATATTTTCATTTTGGATCTAATGCCTGTCATTAGGATAGGCTTGTACTACTTTAAAAAACCAAATGCTCATTTTTGCAAAAGTCTCCGTCCATTAATGTAGTTATATCTCCTGTTCGCAAAAGTAGTATAGGCCTGCCTTAATGGTAGGCATTAGAATAAAAAGATATTAAAGGAAGGTTGAAAGAAGATGGCAAGTAAAAAACCATCTCATCCAGCTTTTACACCAGAGCAATACGAGAACAGATGCATCGAGTTAGCTTATGAGCGAACCGAGCAAATGCTCGCAGATCCAAATTCAAAACCATCTTCTCAGTTACTCACATATTTATTGAAAAGAGGAACAATCGAAAGAGAGATTGAATTGGAGAAACTTAAGAGAGAGAACGAGCTTCTATCCGCAAAGAAGGAAGCATACGATTCTGCTGCACGAACAGAAGAATTATATCGCGGAGCAATGGAAGCTATGAAAAGTTATTGTGGAGACGGAGATGACTAAGTCATATTCAGAGTTAATTACAATTGACTCTTACATTGAGCGTTATCGATATTTAAGAATTGGTGGAAAAGCAGGAGAGATTACATTCGGTAACGAAAGATACTTAAATCAGATTCTTTATAAATCTGATGAGTGGAAAATGTTTCGTAACAAAATAATTGTTAGAGATTCATATCTTACAAATCATTGCTACGATATGGGATTTAGAGGAGCAGATATTGGCGGCATAATAATTGTGCACCACATCAATCCGATAACTGTTGAGGATATTCTTCAGCGAAGACCATGTGTATTTGATCCAGAGAATGTAATATGTGTATCTCATAACACTCATGAAGCAATACACTATGGCAATGAACGTTTACTTACAAATGTTATGTATGTTGAACGAATGCCAAATGACACAGCACCATGGAGGATGAATCAATGAGTAAAAAATCATGGAAAAACAACAAGTACGAAGGTCTCGAAACAGAAACATTTGGAGTAAAGACTGAAGAAACTGTTGAATCACCAAAAGATGAAACAACAGAACCAGAAGTTGTAAAAGAAAAAGAGGAAGAAGCACCAGCTGAAAAAGAAACCGAAGAGCCAACTGCTAAAACAGTTAAGGCGGTTGTCGATGGCGACTTTAAAAATCTGAACGTTAGAACAACTCCGGAAATCGGTAATAACATTATTGCTGAGCTTCCAAAAGGTTCCAAAGTAGAAGTTATTGAAAACTTTGGTGAGTGGTCTTACATCAGGTTTAAAGCAGTAACAGGACTCAATGGCGAAGCATACGTCATGACAAAATTCCTTAAGATCGAGGAATAGAATCCGAGTAAATACTTGCATTCTGTCATGCCCGTAATTAAACATTTATACACTATGCCTTAGTCCTTTCTGCATATAGGCTGGCTGCCCCCTCACAAAATGTAACTGATTACGGGTAATACAGAGTGTAAGTATTTATAGGAGAAATTCAAAAATGGGAGAAGAAACAACAAACATGTCAAGCATCTTATGCTCAGTTAGAAAAGCATTGGATGCCGATAGCTATTTCGACGATCAGCTAATATTGTACATTAATACCGTATTTGCAACCCTAGCTCAAGATGGTGTTGGCCCATCCGGAGGATTTAAGATTACCGGAGAAGAAGAAACATGGGACGATTATCTTGAAGGGTTGTATGATCCGGAGAATGTGTATTCAATTATTCAAACATATGTGGCTTTGAGCGTCAAGATAGTATTCGATACCCCTACTGGATCTGTGCTAGGGGCAATGCAGGAGATAATTAAAGAGTACAAATGGAGACTTCAGGAAGAATTCGATAGAGGTAAAAAACATGAGTAATGATTTTTATGTCGGATATTATGAAGACCATTACTTGTCTCACCATGGCATCTTAGGCCAGAAATGGGGCCGGAAAAATGGACCTCCTTATCCATTAGAACCAAAAGAGCATTCAGCCGCTGAGAAAAAAGCCGGTTGGGCTACAAGTCTAAAAGAGCATCATGCAGAAAAGAAAAAGAAGAAACAGCAGAAAGCAGCTTTGGAAAAAGCCAGAGCAGCACGAGCAGAAAAAGCAAAGCAGGCTCAGTTAGCAAAAGAGTATGAAGAGAAAAGACAGCAGGTTCTTCGTTCTGGAAAAGCTTCTGAAATCTTAAAGTACAAAGGCCAAATGACTAATCAGGAAATGAATGACGCTATCAATCGTATTGGTTATGAAGAGAGATTATACGGTCTTGCTGCAAAAGAAGAGAAAACAGCATGGGAAAAAATCGGCAACGCAATGAAGAAAGTTGAAGACCTAACCAACTGGGCCGATAAAGCTTATAGAGGCTATGAAACCATTGAAAAGATTATGAAGAAGGTTAATGGTACTGAAGATAACTCAGAAGAAATCAAAAAGAAGCTTCGAGAGAACACCGAGAAAGCTGTAAAGTCTGCTAATCTTGACATCATTAATAAGTACAAATCTGAGATGAGTGCTCAAGAATTAAATCTTGCTTTGAATAAGATTAAAGCTGAAAAGGAGCTGAAGAAACTTATTGATGAAGCAGCTGAAGAAGAAAAAGAGAAGAAAAAGAAAGGGTAAGTGTGCAGGCATGAGCAATGATTTTTACAGAGGTTACTATGAAGACCACTATATAGCTCATCATGGTATCTTAGGTCAGAAATGGGGCATCAGAAGATATCAAAATCCAGACGGTACATTGACTGACGCTGGTAGAAAAAGATACAAGTCAGAGTCCGTTGATAACATTAACAATGCAAAAGGCTTGGAAAAAAGACTCAATGATTTAGATACTTCTAGATCAAGAAATAAAAGAGATTCCGAAGACTATCAAAAAGCAGCATCAAGGAACTCTGCACGAGCAGCGGTTCTCGGCGCAAAGTTACCATCAAAGAGTAATGCTATTAATAAAGCACGAGCTCAAAAGGTTGATAAATTAAAAAAACTATCAGAAGAGCAGACCGCTAAGTCTAAAGAGTCTAAACGTAATAGTGAAGAGGCTACAAGACAAATTAAATCTTTACTTGAAAAAGCGTCAGCTGCAAAGTATGAGATTTACAGTGAACCGACAATGAGGGTTACATCTAAAGGATATGAAAAGCTTATAGGCCTTGGAATTATCCTCTCAGCTCCAACATTGTCGGCTATTGCATCAGCTGGTGCGCCCCCTGCAATCGGTGCTGGAGCCGCAGCAGGCGCAACACTTGGTGGAAAGATGATAATGCTGAACCTAAGAAAAGGTAATAAATACAAGATCGAACGATGAATCAAAAAATAAGGAGACCTAAAAATGTTATCGAATACTGCCGTGCCGTATTATTACGGTATTTTTAGAGATTCCGTAATAAGAGGAGAACGTGCAGTAAACGAAAAGATCTCAATGGAGATGAACCGAATTGATAGGCTCATCGAAGATCCAAGATATTATTATGATAGGGAACCCGTAGAAAGATGGATTCGTTTTTGCGAAGGCGAAATGACCCTTGTCGACGGTGAACCTCAAACAGTACTAGAAGAATTCAAACTCTGGAATGAGCAACTTAGATGCTGGTTCTTTTTTGAAGAGAACAACGTTTATGATCCAGTAGAAAAGAAGTACAAAAAGAAAATTGTTAAACGAAGACTGACTAAAAAGCAGTTTTTAATCGTCGGTCGAGGCGCTGCTAAATCTGTATATTTAACAGATAACCAGGCTTATGAGTTAGTATGTGATAAAAATACAACTCAGCAAATTACAACAGCACCGACTATGAGACAGTCTGAAGAGGTAACAACTCTATTTAAGACTGCGATTACAGTTTCTAGAGGGCGACTGTTTAAGTTTTTAACAGAAGGCTCAATGCAGAACACTACTGGTTCAAAAGCTCTTCGCCAAAAGCTAGCATCTACAAAAAAGGGTATAGAAAACCTCCTCACGAACTCGATACTTGAGATTAAGCCTCTATCTATCGATAAACTTCAGGGATTGAGATGTAAATACTCGACTCTTGATGAATGGTTATCTGGAGAATTAAGAGAAGATCCAATTGGTGCAATCGAACAAGGTGCATCAAAAATAGAAGGATATTGGATCATCAGTGCTTCTTCAGAAGGTACAGTTCGTAATGGTGTTGGCGACTCCATAAAAATGGAACTAGATTCCATACTAAAAGGAGATTATTATGCCCCACACGTTTCGATTTGGTGGTATAGACTAGATCGAATCGAGGAAATGAACAATCCAGAGCTATGGATTAAAGCAAATCCGAATATCGGTATTACAGTATCGTATGAGGCTTATCAGAATGACGTAGAAAGAGCAGAAAAAGTCCCTTCTGCAAGAAATGATATTGTTGCGAAAAGATTTGGTATACCAATGGAAGGTTATACCTATTATTTCCCATATCATGAAACTTTGACGCATAAGCATAAAGTTTTTCATGGAATGTCATGCTCATTGGGAGCAGACTTATCACGAGGAGATGACTTTTGTGCATTTACGTTTATGTTTCCATTGAAAACTGGAGAATTTGGTATTAAAACACGTTCATACATTACCAGAAGAACTCTAGATAAGCTGCCAACAGCGCTTCATGATAAGTATCTTGAGTTTATGAAAGAAGGAACTTTAATAGTATTCGAAGGAGTTGAGCTAAAAATGCAAGCGGTTTATGAGGATTTAGACCAATACATACTCGATTGCGACTATGATGTTAGATGTTTTGGCTACGACCCGTACAATGCTGACGTATTTCTACAAAATTGGTGTAGAGATAATGGCGAATTTGGTGTTGTTACAGTTCGACAAGGTGCTAAAACAGAGTCAGTTCCACTTGGAGAGCTCAAGAAATTCTCAGAAGAAAGAATGTTACTGTTTGATGAAGAACTTATGAAATTTGCAATGGGTAACTGCGTTGTAAAAGAAGACATAAATGGTAACAGAATGCTTACAAAGCTTCGAAACGATAAGAAAATCGATAATGTTGCGGCGATGCTGGATGCATATGTCGCATACAAAGAGAATGCAGACCTATTCGAATAAAAGTTCAAAATAAGAAGGAGATAACCAATGCCATCTTTTAGCGAAAGAATTAAGCGAAGTTGGGACGCCTTTAGAGGGCGTGACCATCCGTATCAATCGTATGAGCAACAGCCTTATGTAACGTTGACGACTGAAAGACAGGATCGTATATACCCGTCATTTTTCTCGGAAAGGTCCGATGTGTCAACGATATTCTCAAGAATTGCTGTAGATGCTGCTTCATGCGCAATCAAACACGTCATTGTAGACGATAATGAAAATTATAAAGATGACGTTAAGAGTAATTTGGGAACATGTTTAAAAATCAGTCCGAATATAGACCAGGATGCTAAGTCATTTCTGATATCGTTCTTTTATTCCATGCTAGACGAAGGAGTTATAGCAGCTGTCCCTATTCATTGGGAAACGAATAAAGACGATGAAGTGACTGATATTACGAACATGAGAATCGGCCAAGTCGTAGAATGGGGTCCGCAAGTTGTAAAGGTTAAAGTATACAACGAGTTAACAGGCAGAAAAGAAGATATCGTAATGCCTAAAAAATATTGTACGATCGTTCAGAATCCATTTTATGAGATTATGAATGCGAAAAACTCGTTGACAAAGCGACTGATTGCTAAGCAGGCTTTGCTGGATAGAGCAGATAACGATGCATACAATGGCAAAATGAACATTATTATTCAGTTGCCGTATTCGACAAGAACTGACAAGCGAAAACAAAGTGCCAAAGAACGTACAGAAGAAATGGAAGAGCAACTTGCTAATTCTAAGTATGGTGTAGCTTATTCCGACGTCAGTGAAAAGATTATACAGCTTAATCGTTCTGTTGAAAACAACTTATACCAGCAGGTAAAAGACCTTAAACAGGAAATTTACAATAAATGTGGATTAACTGAATCAATATTCGATGGAACTGCCGACGAAAAGACTATCTTGAATTATTACGAAACAACGATAGCACCAATTCTTGAAGTATTTACTTTGGAGATGACCAGAAAATGGATTCCAAAGGAAAAATTACAGGAAGGCGAAAGAATTAAATACTCTCGTAACCCGTTCCGTATAGTTCCTGCAGCTCAGCTTGCTGAAATCGCAGATAAACTTACGAGAAATGCAATATTATCATCCAATGAACTTAGAGCCATTATGGGATTCAAACCTGTCGATGACCCTAGAGCAGACGAACTTAGAAATAAGAATCTGAATGCAACAGATGAGGAATTGCAGAATCCGATTAAGACGGGTGACGATAAACAACAAAAGGAGGAAACGTCAAAATGGGAAGAAAAGAAGACCTAAAAAAGGATTTCGACTTCTCTGGATGGGTTACAAAGAATAACGTTGTTTGTTCAGATAAACGAGTTATTCGTAACGGCGCATTTGCGCATTGCAATGGTAAAGTTGTTCCATTAGTATGGAACCACCAGCATAATGCTCCTGAAAATGTTGTCGGTAAGATGTTGCTTGAAGATAGGCCCGGACAAGGGACCTACGGATACGGTAAATTTAATGATAATGAATCTGGGCTTGAATCTAAAGAACTTGTTCATTCCGGATGCATTACTGCACTTTCAATTTACGCGAATCATGTAAGGGAATCTGACGGCAATGTCGTCCATGGCGATATTTCAGAAGTAAGTTTGGTATTAGCCGGTGCAAATCCAGAAGCTTACATCGAAACTTTCTTTGAGCATGGCGTCGATGGAGAAGAAGGAATGGTATTCTGGAATAATTCAGATGATGACAGTTGTGAAATCATGGTTCATTCTGATGAGGACGATGAACCTAAAGACCCAGAAGATCCAAAAGATCCTGATGAACCAGTATCTGAAGAAGGTGATGACATCGAACACGCAGATGCCAAAGAAGAACCAAAGGAAGATGAGAAAGGCAAAACCTTGATGGATGCCGTTAACAATCTTCCAGAAGATGCACAAGAAATTTTAGAAGCCTTTGCCAAATTGGCCGATGGCGGCAAAACTAGTGATGAAACTAGAGCAGAACTTTCAAAAGATTTTGAAGCACTGCCAAAAGAGCAAAAAGACATTATTGCTGCCGCAATTGGAGCCATGGAAGAGGCCAAAGACAATGCCGGAGAAGATTCCGGTGAAGAAGACAATGGAGGTAACGAAATGAAACATAGCGCTTTCGAAAACGATTTAGAAAACGGCGGTGTACAGGAAAATGTATTGTCCCATAGCGATATTAAAGAAATCATTGATACCGCTAAACGTAACAACACCAGCTTAAGCCAGACCTATAGCGATTATTGCATCGCTCATAGCATCGACACCACTGGCATGGAATTGCCATCATCTGCAACAGCAACTCAGAATTATGGTGTAAGAGATTTGAACATGCTCTTCCCAGAAGCAAAAGCTGCATCCCCAAGACCAGAATTTATCGGTAGAGATACATCCTGGGTAGGAGTTCTTATGAGCTCTGTTCATAGAACACCTTACAAGAATGTTAAATCTGTATTTGCAGATATTACAGAAGATGCAGCAAGAGCTAAAGGTTACATCAAAGGTCACCAGAAAGCTACTGAAGTATTCACTCTGTTAAAGAGAAAGACCCACCCAACAACCATCTATAAATACCAGCGCTTAGACCGCGATGATATTATGGATATCGAAGATTTTGATACTGTTGCATGGATCAAAGAAGAAATGAGCATCATGCTGGATGAGGAAAAGGCCCGTGCTATCCTTATCGGTGATGGTAGACTTGGCGATGACGAGTACAAGATCGATGAGAACTGTGTTAGACCTATCGCTACAGATGTTCCACTGTTCAACATCAAGAAGAATGTTTCTGTTGCAGCAAACGCTACAGATTCTGAAGTTTACACCCAGTTCATCGATGATGTAGTTAGAGCTCGTAAAGACTACAAAGGTTCCGGTAACCCAATCTGCTTCACAACAGAAGATGTTCTTACAGAATGCTTACTGCTTAAAGACAGAGATGGCTACAGAATGTACAAGAGCGAAGCTGAACTCGCTACAGCTCTTCGTGTTTCCAGAATCGTAACTGTTGAAGTTATGGAGAATGTCCAGATCGACAGCAAACCTTTGATGGCTATCATTGTTAATCCTAAAGATTACAATATCGGTGGCGATACAAACAAAGAGCAGGGTCTGTTCGATGGCTTCGACATCAAGTTCAACCAGTTCGAGTATCTGAGAGAAACCAGAATGTCCGGTGCGTTAATCAAACCTTTCAGCGCTATCACAGTGCTTCTGAATCGTGCTGCAGCAGGTAATAACGCAGGCTGATAAAAAGTTCAAAATGAGGTAAAAAGTTATGGCTAAAGATCACGGCGTAATTGGCTTTGCCGTTCAAGTCGAAACATATCCAGGTGTGTATGAGGACTCTATCGAAGAGAAATCTTATTCCTGGTATTATGTTAGGCCAACTGCAAATATGTATACCCCTGGCTCCAGTATTCATGATGATATTGTTATGAGTACGCAGATTAGTGTAGTAATTAATCCTTTTCTCAAGGAGCACAAGGCGTATGCTAGGTATGTTGAAATTGATGGCGTAAAATGGAAAATTACTGCCGTGGAGCCAGAACTTGATAGACCTCGGTATAGAATAACGTTAGGGGAGGTATATCACGATGACCAGGGAAGAGAAGAGACTGATCCTTCATCGGAAGTTAGTGGAGATCCTTGGAACAACTGATAAACCCAGTGATAAACAAAGGGTATACTTTCAACCAACGGTAAACACTAAAATGGAGTTCCCTTGCATAGTATACACACAAGGAGCTCCTGAAAAAGTCAATGCTGACAATAGGGCGTATTTTATCAATACTCCTTATACTGTCATTTACATTGATAGAAGTCCGGTATCAGATATTCCGGACAAGTTGTTAGATATGGAATACACAATGGCGGAAAGGCCATATCAGAAAGACAACATGCATTACTTTCCGTTTAGAACAATTGTATAGGAGGAAACAATATGAGAACAGTTTGGGACGCAATTGGCGAAAAGCTTTACTCTACTGGCGTAGATAGAGGAATGCTCTACGTTGCTGCCGGCAACTGGTATGGTACAGGCCATGGTTGGAATGGTCTTGTTAATGTAACTGAGAAACCATCAGGTGGTGAAGAGAACAAGCAGTATGCTGATAACATTAAGTATCTGTCCCTGTTGTCCAAAGAAGACTTCGGTGCAACTATCGAAGCATTCTACTCTCCAGAAGCATTTGACGTTTGTGATGGTACAGCTGAAATCGCATCTGGCGTAAAAATCGGTCAGCAGGATCGTAAGGGATTTGCATTCTCTTACAGAAGCAAAATTGGTAATGATGTAGAAGGAACCGATTACGGTTATGAAGTTCATATCGTATATGGTTGTAAAGCATCTCCAACCGAGAAATCCAAAGCAACAGAGAACGAGTCTCCGGAAGCACCTACAAACAGCTGGGAGATCACAACAACTCCAATTCCAATGCCTGGAAATGCTAAACCAGCTTCCCATTTATGGGTATCCACACTTGGTACAGGTGTTACCGATGAGAAGATGAAACAGCTTGAAGATATGCTGTATGGTACTGATGCAGTTGAAGCAGATGCAGAGCATGGCATCGAAGCTCACGAAGCAACAGATCCTATCTGCCCTACACCACAGCAGATTATTGATATCTTCGGTGCTATCAACCAGAACAACGCAGGTTAATAAATCTGTAGAATATGCAATGCCCCCGGAGGTTCGATTCCTTTCGGGGGTCTTATAGAAAGGACGAAAAATATTATGTTTACAAGACCAATTAAATGTAAAGATTTCAATGGAAATGAAAGAGAGCAGTCTTTCACTTTCGGATTTTTAAAGCATGAACTTATCGATCTTGAATGGAGAACACCAGGTGGCCTTGAGGCTATGTACAAGAGAATCATCGAGACTCAGGATGGCGAAAAACTTGCTGACGAGTTTAGAAGACTGATCGTAATGTCTTACGGTGTTAAAACACCAGACGGTACTCGCTTCGTTAAGACACCAGAAGTTGTTCAGGCATTCACACAGACAAAGTTCTACGATGAACTGTATACAGAATTAGCTACCAATAGTGATTCCGCTGCAAAATTTGTAAATGGTATCTTCCCTAAAGATGAAATCGAAGCAATCAGAAAAGATCACGAGAAAGCTGTTAAAGCTGGTATCGCTCCAGTAGTTACAGAAGCACCTGCAGTAGCTCAGCCAGAACTTCCGGTTGCAGCACCACAGGCAAATCCTAACGTTGGAGTTGATCCGATTACCGGTTCTCCACTGTAATGATCGAAATCGATATTGAGGAACGCGAGCTCTTTGACGATAGTAGAAACCTTTTTATAAACATAAAGGGTGGACATTATCGTCTAGAGCACTCGTTGCTCGCAGTTTCAAAATGGGAAGCAAAATACAAAAAACCTTTCTGTTCTCCAGAAGAAAAAACTCCAGAAGAGATTATCGATTATATGTCAATGATGAATATCGATGATACCTTTATGGATGTAAGAGGATTAAAAAATGAGCAGATTATAAAAATTCACGATTATATCGAGGATAAAAGGACTGCCCAAAAATTCAAAAGTGATTCGAACGGAAAGTCTAATGCTGGATATTCAAGAGAGATAATTACATCAGAACTTATCTATTATTGGATGTCTGCATTACAGATACCGTTTGAGGCTGAAAGATGGAACTTCAATAGGCTAATAGCGCTTATACGTTTAGCATCTATTAAGAATGCTCCTGAACAGAAAGAAACGAAAGCGGAAGCATTAAAGAGAACTAGAGAAACAAACTTGGCTATGCGTGCTAAGTATGAAAAGAAAAAATAAGGAGAACGCCAATGAAAGCAAAAGAAGTATTTTTGCATGCTTTGTCTTTAGTTGGGACACCGTACTTCTACGGCGCAAAGAACTTCCCATTAAGTGAAGCATTCATGCAACAGATGCATAAACAGTATCCAAAGACTGTTACGCTATCTTATATGGCGAAAGCTAGAAGAAAGAAAATGATTGGCCGCAAGTGTATCGACTGTAGCGGCGTATTCACAGATGCAACTGGCATTCAGTGGGGTTCATCTCAGATGTACTCCAGAGCACAGAAGAGACTGTCTGTAAAAGAGTACCAGAAATGGGCTGATGGCGTTATTGTATGGCGTCAAGGTCATGTAGGTGTATTTGGATGGTTAAACGGAAAGCCGGTTGTAGTTGAAGCTAAAGGCATTGATTACGGTACTGTAATTTCAGACTTTAAGCCATCTCAATGGACATATGGTCTTACATTTGACTTCTTACAGTATGAGTATGCACAGGAAGTAGTTAACAAAACTTTCAAGCAGGCAAACCCATATAAGGAGCCAAAGATTGTTGTTACTTCCAAAGCTCAGGCTAGAAAGAAGAAAATTACTCAGTATGCATGCAATGGAAACGATGCTTTCTGGGTTCAGTTTGAGCTGAAAGAAGCAGGATACGATATCGCAGTTGATGGCGACTTCGGTCCTAAATCATTGAAAGCTTTAATCGACTTCCAGAAGTCTTCCAAACTTACTCAGGATGGCCTCTGCGGAGCAAATACTAGAAAAGCTTTGAAAGGCTAGGGATTTCAAAATGAGTATAACTTTTAGTCATAAAGGAGACTTCAGCAATACAATTAAGTTTTTGAATAAACTCCAGAAGAAAAGTTATCGTAACATTTTAGAAAGATATGGCCGACTTGGCGTTGAAGCACTAAGAGCGGCTACCCCTGTTAATACAGGTTTGGCAGCCTCCTCTTGGTACTTTGATATTGAAGACAATGGCGAAACATCAACTTTATCCTGGGGTAACTCGGATGTTGAAGGTGGATGTAATGTCGCTATACTGATAGATAAAGGGCATGCCACGAAAAGTGGTACTTGGGTTCCTGGCTATAATTTTATCGAGCCAACCCTTGACCCAATACTTGAACAATTGAAAGATGCTGTCTGGAAGGAGTATATGTCATGAGTAAGACAACCTACATTGATGAACGTGTAGTAGAAATGAAGTTTGACAATGCTGACTTCCAAAAGAAGACAGCTGAAACAATGTCAACTCTTGAAAAGCTTAAGAAGTCTCTTAACTTAGATGGCTTTAAAGGCTTAAAAAATGTTAGCGATGCCGCTAAGAATTTTGACTTATCTGGAGCAAACAAATCTATTGAAGAATGCTCAAATAAGTTTTCGGTATTAGAAATTGCAGGTGTGACAGCAATTGCAAGGATTACATCTGCGGCAATGGATATGGGTGCTAGACTTGTTAAGTCAATGTCTATTGACCAGGTAACAGCTGGTTTTGATAGATATGCCCAGAAAACGTCTGCAGTTCAGACCATTATGGCGGCAACCGCTAAAGACTTTAGCAATACCGCTGAACAGATGGAAGTTGTAAATGGCCAGCTGGAAGAACTTAGCTGGTTCACCGACGAGACATCATATTCATTTACAGATATGGTATCGAATATCGGTAAGTTTACATCTAACAATGTTAAGCTGAATGATGCAGTATCGGCTATGCAGGGTATTGCAACATGGGCTGCTATATCTGGTGCTAACATTACAGATGCCAATAGAGCTATGTACAACATGTCACAGGCTATTGGTACTGGAGCGGTTAAGCTCATCGACTGGAAGTCTATCGAGAATGCTAATATGGCAACGTATGACTTCAAGAAGAATGTTGCTGATACCGCAGTTCAGATTGGTACGTTAAAGAAAGTAGGAGAAGATACATATTCTACTCTAAGTGGAGATGTATTTACACTTGCTCAGTTTAATTCAGAACTTTCAAAGGGCTGGTTTAATTCTGAAGTACTGATCACAACATTGAACAAATATGGCGGAGCTACAAAAGTTCTGCATGAATTATATGAACAAACCGGTCTTACCACTTCTAGAATCTTAGAGTTAGCTGAAGATTTCAAGAAAGGTGGTTTAGACATCCAGGATGTTGCTAAAGATACTGGTGCATCTGCAGAAGACCTGACGAGACTGTTTACAGAGTTAACAGATGCTCAGAATGAGCTAGGCTTAAAGGCATTCAAAGCGGCACAGGAAGCTAAGACTTTCAGGGAAGCAATTGATGCTACTGCAGAAGCAGTTTCTTCAAAATGGATGCAAACCTTTGAACTTATCTTCGGTAACTACGAAGAAGCAAAAGTTTTGTGGACAGGTGTTGCAAATGCATTATACGATTCATTCGCAGCAACTGGAGATACAAGAAACGAAATCTTAGCATTCTGGAAAGAAGAAAAAGATGGAATTAGCGGAAGAAATGAATTAATCAGAGGAATGGTTAATTTGTTCAATCTGCTAGTTAAACCAATCAGAACTGTAAAGAAAGCATTAAGCGAAGCATTCAATTTCGACAATGCTAGAAAAACTGCAGATGCTTTACGTAATGCTACGAAAGCTTTTGCTGATTTCACAGAGAAGTTACAGCCAACAGAGACTGTCCTTAAAGGTATTTATTTAACATTTCAGGCGTTTGCTGAAGTTGGCAAAACTATCTTCTATGTGTTTAAGGAAATAGCAACTGCGATTTTCCCGTCATTAAGTTCTGTCAAAGATTTGAACGATTCGTTATTCAAAGGCCTACAGTATGTTAGTGCCTATGTTATTGTCATTTCGAGACGAATCAGAGAATCTGGAAAAGTAACAGAAGTTATTAATGCCATTGCATCAGCTCTAAAAAGTACGTTTACGATTTTAGCAAAAGTCGGAATGCCGGTACTAAAAGTTGTTGCAAAGGCAATTAGTGTTTTAGCGAATGCTATTGCAAACTTAGCTGTTGTGCTACAGGCAAGCGGAAATCCATTTGCTAGAATTGGTGAGTTCTTTAAACAGATGCTTGCGCAGTTTGCTGGAATAGCTACAGTTGCTAAACAAGCTATTATATCTGGATACAAAGTTGGTGCTGGTTTTATTACTGGTTTCAATAATGGAGCTGGGTTCCATTCACCAATTAAACGTATTACAGAGTTCTATAAGACCATGACGTCGCAGTTCAGAGGCAACAAGAAAGTTGTCAATGAAGCCAGAAACTCCGGTAAGGAAGTTGGTACCGGTTATGTATCTGGAATGTCAAGTGGATTTGAAACACTTGGCAAAGCAATGTCTGCATTTGCTCATATTGTTGGGTCTATTGGTAAAGCAATTGTAAGTGGTTTTATGATCATTGTTGCTGCTGTGGCAAAAGCTGTAAAAGCAATCGTTGAATACGTTGTTAACGCATTTAAAGAGTCTGATACATTCCTTGGTGGCTTTGCAAATCTATTCAAGCCAGTTGGAGATGCTATTCTGAATTTCGTAGAAAAGCTAGGACTCGATAGAGGAAAGATCGAAGATTTCTTTAGAAGCGTAAATAAAGGCCTTGGCGAGTTTGTCCATAACTTATCAATTGGTAAGATTATGGCAATGGTATTTGGTGTAGCTTTGTTGTCCATGATTGGCAATATTGCTAAATTCACAGATACAATCACAGGCGCAATCAAGTCCACAAAAGGCCTTATCGATAATGTAAATAACATTATCAAGAAGAAATTTGTTAAGTCATCTCCGATTGTTGATACAGCAAAAGCAATTGCATTGGTTGCGGCATCATTAGCTTTATTGGCTTCGCTTCCAAAAGAAGGACTCAAAAATGCGGTATTAGTGCTTGGAGCATTAACTGTGATAATTGGTTCCTTTGCAATTGCTATTTCATTCCTCGATAATAAAATAAAAGCCGCAGGTTTCGAATCATCGATTCCTCAGATATCTAGGTCTATGATTATGATGGCTGGGGCTATTGGTATTCTATCATTAGCTATTGCTGTATTATCAAAAGCAGAATTGTCAAAGCACTTACTGGATCTTGGAGTAGCAATCGGTACCGTAGCAGTTCTTTGTGGCGTTTTAGCTGGCTCTATGGCTGCATTTTCAAAATGGGCACCAGAGCTTGTAAAGAATAGTCTATCATTATTAGTAATGGCTGGTGCAGTAGCTATATTAGCAGCAGCTGTGAAAAAAATAGCAGACGTTACAATAACAGACCCGCAAGGAACATTTACCGTTCTACTAGAATTGGTTGGTGGTTTGATATTGCTTAGTGCCGCATCATCTAAAGTTAGTCTTAAAGGCGCTTTAGGAATCCTTGTGATTGCTGTTGCTATGAAGAAGATAGTTCCAGCAATTGATCAGATTTCCAAAATGATGCAAACCCTTGCTACAAATATTTCGAACTCATTTAATTCTGGATTAAACGTAGCATTGGGATGGACCGCAGCTACTATAACGTTCTTTGGAGCTTTATTCTTATTATCGAAGACCGTAACTCCAATGCTGAATGCTATTGGTAATGCCGCTTTAGGTATAGGTGTAGGTGTTCTTGCACTTACAATTGCGGTTAGAAGTATAAAAGACTTTGCTGAAAACACAGACGGGAAAACAATATTAAAAGCAGTCGGAATTGTAGCTGCTTTAACAATATTAATGTCCGTAATAAATGCGTTTATGTCTGGTGTTGGCAAGCGAGCTAAAGGTGAGGCTAGAACTCAGTTCTTAGGTATGGCCGCTTATACTCTTGCATTCGCAGGCGCGCTTAAGATAATGGCATCTGCATTAGAACAGGTTGCTGCTATTCCAGTTGTAAATCTGTTAGTTGCTTCAAGAGTTATTTTAGCTTTAGAAGTAATGATGGGCGCCGTCATGTATGTCATGAGCAAGATTAAAGGTGCTAAAACAGCAATTGCAGCAATGGTTGCCTTTGTTGGTTCATTAGCAACTTTATTAGTAGCTTTGGGCATTTTATCGCTATTTAAGCCGCAAGAGTTAATTGCACCAACGATTGCATTGGTCGCAGTACTTCGCGCTTTGTCGTATATGTTCAATAGCTTATCTAAAGTTAAGCCTCTTAAAGCTGGAACAGTTACAGCAATGGTTGGAACTATTTTAGTTTTATCAGGGGCTCTTGTAACATTAGCGGCAATGGCTCATCAAGATATTTGGTCCGTTATTACTGCTTGTGCTGGAATGAGTGTTGCAGTAGGTTTGTTAGCTAAATTAGTAAAAACTATTTCCTCATCTTCTGGATTGGGAAATGCAAGTACTGCTAAGAATAAAGCTATAATGCTACTTACAATTACAGGAGCGATTGTGGCTCTTGGCGGAGCTATGACAGTAATGGCGACTCAGCCATGGGATCAGGTACTTGCTTCCGGTGCAGCTATGTCTGGAGCATTACTTGCTCTTTCCACAGCAGTTTATATTCTTGGACAGATTAAACCGCCTGAAGATTTCGGCATGGTTTTAGTTGCCGTTGGAGTTATGACTGCATGCATTATAGGACTTGCCGGTGCCGCAGTGATAATGAACGGCATTGATGTCGGAGCGTTTGCGGCTCAGTTAGGAATTATGGTTGGTGCTGTAGCGTTGCTAGGAGTTATCGCAGGTGTTCTAGGCGTGCTTTCAGACGGTGCCCCGGCAATCGTTCCAGCATTATATGCAATTGCAGGTGTTATAGCAGCATTGTCGTTATCATTCCTATCATTTGGAGCATCTATTGCGTTAGCTTCAGTTGGATTCGCAATTGTTGGTCAGACGTTGACTCTGTTACAAGGCATCGACCTTGTTTCTTTGGGATTAGGATTAGGCGTTATTGGAGCGTCTATGATGGTTCTTGGATTAGCAAGTGCAGGAATGATACCAGCCGCAGCAGGTATTGCAGCGATAGGCGCAGCTATATTAGTACTATCAGCTGCAGTTGGGTTATCCGTTAAAGTTCTCGAAACATTCGGAGTTACAGCCACCAAGTTCGTAGGTTTCTTAAAAGGAGTCGTAGCTAGTATTGGTGGTTTCGTAGGAAAGATTAAATCTTTCTTCTCTGATATTGCCAAGACAATGGGTATTGGTTCTGCGAAACTTGAAGTTATTGCTGAGGCATCCGGTGAGAATATTGGTAGCGGATATGAGACAGGTTTCCGTGAAGGTGCTCAGTGGCATTCACCACCGAAGTGGCTTGTTAAGTTCTTAGCAGATGCTGGTGTTACATTAAGTAATGACTGGACTGTATCAAAAGCCGCAGCAGAAAATGGCCAAAAAGCTGGTAATAGCTGGGGCATGAGTATCTGGAATTCTCTAAGTACTTGGCTCAAAGATATTATCAAACGAGCCGGAGAAGCATTAGGCGGATTAGGAAGCACAGTATCTTCTCTTACAGGAAATATTGTGGCTTCTTCTGAAGCGATGAAAGGCTTTAACGGTATGCCATCTAGTGTGGCAAATACAATAACATCCACCGACTATAAGGCCAATAAACTGAAGCAATCTGTAAATGGACTTGTTAGCTCTGAGTTTGATCTAGGCGATATAAGCTTAGATGTAAATGATTACGTCAAAGAGCAATATGAGCGAATGAAGAAGCTTACTGAATCCATGGATGTTGCTGGAGGATCTGCAGGAGGCTTAGGCGAAAGCTTAGATGGAGCTGGTGGTTCTGCTAAGAAATCTTCCGATAAGATTAAAGAACTATCAGACACCATTAAGTCTGCTTGTGATGTTCTTGGAACATTCAAGTCCGCAGCAGCTTCTGATCCATTTGGTGAAGTTACCAATTCAATGGATAGCATCATTAAACCTGACAAGTTGTTAGGTGATATGAAAGCTCAGAATAAAGTCATTGAAGGTTGGATGGAAGGCATTCAGCGTCTTATTAAACGAGGCGTTTCTAATAAGTTAATTAAGTACTTAGAAGAAATGGGCGTTGAGGGACGTTACAAAGTTCAGGCATTTGTCGACATGACTGAGGAACAGCTACAGGAAGCAGAAGCTAATTTCGAAAAGCTTATGAATCCTAAAGTTGATTCTCAGCGTATGATTGACTCTATGCAACAGCAGTTAAATGCTGTTAAAGAATGGGCCGCTAATATTCAGACATTAGCTCAAAGAGGTATCAACCAGCCTATGCTTGAAGAACTTCAGAAACTTGGTCCAAGCGCTGCAGGTGAGATTCAGGCATTTGTTAATATGACAGATGAACAGTTACAGCAGGCAACTGCACTGTATGCTGAATCCCTGACGATGCCAACAGATTTGGCTAATATGATTTATGGTTCATATGCTGAAACTGGTGATATGACTATGACCGGCTTACAGGTTGGTGTTACGAACAACAGGAAGAAGGTTACAGACGCTATTGGCTCAGCATGTATGGCTGGCATTGCAGTGGCAAGAAAAGTATTTGATATTAACTCACCTTCAAAAGTATTCGAAGAGATGGGTAAATACGATATGCTTGGCCTTGGCGGTGGTTTCACAAAATGGGCTGGAGATGTTAACCTCACTATTATGGGTATCTGTAATAGAATCATTATTACATTTACTGCTTACATGCCACCATCAAGATTCTACACGATTGGCGAGCAGGCAATGCAGGGACTTGTAAATGGCATTAATGCCAAAGGTGCAGAAGCTATTAATGCTGCTCGTTCTATCGCTCAGCAGTGTGCTCAGATTGTTAAGCACGAATGGGACGAAAGATCACCTTCTCATTTGATGGAGAAGTTTGGTGAATTCTTCGGCCTTGGTGGTGCTATCGGTATCGATAAATCAGCTAAGAACGTTTATGATGCCGCTCACAATCTTGCATCAGGAGCTGTCGATGCAGTATCAGGAGAATTTGGACGTATAGATGAATTGTCAGATTTCAATCTGCATCCAGTTATTACGCTCGAACTTGATACAAGCAATGTTAGAAGACAACTGAACGAGATTAACTCAATGTTCAAGAATAAAGAGTTGTACGCATCTGCAAATGTTCAAAATGAGAATGGTTCTGCCAATGCAAGCGGTACTCCACAGGTTAACTTCACGCAGATCAACAATTCACCTAAGGCTATATCTAGAACAGAAGTTTATAGATATGGTAATAATGCGGCATACAAGATAGGAGAGTATATCAAGAGATGATAAAGTCACTTACAGTCAAGAATCACCTTGGCAAGATTTCGAAGTATGTCTTTGGTGAGGTCGAGCCAGAGTCCGGATTTATCGTAACTGATATTAAAGGACTTGGCCCGGCTAAGGCCAACATTAATATGAACCAATTAGCGGCCTCGGATGGAAGTAAGTTCAATTCGGGACAGCTTGAAGGTAGAAACTTAGTTATTAGTGGGATATTCTCATACGCACCAACAATTGAGGATGCTCGTCTTATGTCTTATAAGGCGTTCCCCACTAATAAAAAAGTAACTATCACAATCGAAACAGATAACCGTATCGGTACTACTGAAGGATATGTAGAGTCGAACGAACCAGATGTTTTCAGTGAACAAGAGTCGTTTGAAATCTCGATCCTTTGTGAATCTCCTTTCTTTATTGATGATGGTCCGAATGGGGTAAAACAGACTATGTTTGCCGGAATTGAACCATTATTCCAGTTCCCATTCGGTAACCCATCATTAACTGAAAAACAGATTGTTTTCTCAGAGATTGTAACAAAGAAGGAGAATACAGTTTATTACGAAGGTGATTCAGAAACTGGTATTCTGATAACCATTCACGCTCTAGGTGCTGTAGGTACGATGAATATCTACAATGTAAAAACTAGAGAACACATGAAAATCGACATGGACAAACTCGAAGCACTTACCGGATCAGGAATGGTCGCTGGTGATACAATTGAGATTTGTACAGTCAAAAGAAGTAGACGAGTTACACTAATCCGCAATGGACGAAAGATTAACGCTTTAAACATTTTAGGTAAAAATCCTAATTGGTTTACGTTATCTCATGGTGATAACTTGTTCACTTTTGTAGCTGAAGATGGCGAAGAAAATTTAGTATTTACCATTAGATCACAAACAACATTTGATGGAGTATAAAAATGGAGATTTATGTATACACACCAGAACTGGTGAACATAGGTATGGTTGATACATATCAAAGTTTTATCTGGAACGACAGGTATGCTAAACCAGGAGACTTTGAACTCTTTACTCCAGTAACACAAGATCTCTTAGACTGGATGATAAAAGACTATTACTTATCTATACCAGAAAGCAATTACACAATGATTGTTGAGGAACGAGAGATCAAAACAGATACTGAAGAGGGACCTATCATTAGAGTAGCTGGTAGGTCTCTTGAAAGTATTCTTGACAGAAGAATTATTTGGGCTCAGACGAGCATAAGCGGAAATCTTCAAAATGGGGTAAAAAAGTTAATAACTGAAAATCTAATATCACCAAGTGATGCAAGCAGAGCAATTCCAAATTTTCGGTTTAAAGACTCAGAAGACCCTGCCATTACAGATTTAACATATGAAGCACAATACACAGGTGACAATCTACTCGAAGTCATAGAGAAAATTTGTGAAGAGAAGAAAATAGGTTTTAGAGTATGGATTGATGAGAATAACATTATGCAGTTCGAGTTATATGCTGGCACTGACAGAAGTTACAATCAGGAAACAAATCCTTACATTATATTTTCGCCAGAATATGAGAACTTGATTAATTCTTCATTTGTCGAGAAGTATGATGAAGAAAAGAATATCGCTCTCGTAGCAGGAGAAGGACAAAACGAGCAACGTATCACAAGAACTGTAGGTAGTGGTACTGGTCTAGAAAGAAAAGAACTATATGTAGATGCACGAGACCTTCGTCAGGAAGAAGGCGAAGCGGCACAAACATACTACAATAAACTAGACACAAGAGGTAAAGAGAAGCTTAATGATAGCAAGGTCATCAAAGAATTCGATGCTGAATGTGTAACGGACGAACAGTTTATTTATGGTGAAGATTTCTTTCTAGGCGATATTGTGCAGGTTGAGAATGAATACGGTATTGGAGCATGTGCTAGGATTACTGAATTCATTACTTCTGACGAACGAGACGAGTTAAAGAGATATCCAACATTTGAAATAATCGAAGAAGAGGAGGAGTCATAAGATGGCTTTATCATGTGGGTTCTATAATGGACCAGGTAGAACGTATGATGCCGAACAGATTAGTTCTATTTTCGATGGAATTATCAGTGACGGTATGTATTCTGGTTTTAAGCAGGCAATGGTTGTTATTGAGAGCCAGAATGACAACGAAGTAATTATTCAACCAGGTAGGGCCTGGCTTCTTCACACTTGGGCTTACAATGATGCTAATTTACCATTTGAAGCTCCTCAGTCTGAAGTCGTATTGGATCGTATCGATGCTCTTGTATTGGATGTCGATACTAATCCTGAAGTGAAAAATACAACATTTCAGTGGGTACAGGGAACGCCAGCATCTCAAGATCCAGAGAGGCCTACCCTTATCGATACTGAGAATCATAAGCAATACCCTCTCTGTTATGTATACAGAGCTGCTGGTACGGACGCTATTTCTCAAGCCAACATCACTAACACAGTAGGCACATCCGAACTGCCATTTGTAACCGGTATTATCGATACACTTGATATTTCCGAGTTATTGAGACAGTGGCAGGCATCTTGGGATGCATTCATTGGAAGCTATGAAAGTGAAGTCGAAACCTGGACTGAAGAACAGAAGGCTAGCTTCACAGCATGGATGACTGCCGAGAAAGCACAGTGGGATGCATGGTTTGATAACCTGCAGTATGTTCTTGACGGCGATGTTGCTGGTCATCTGCAGAATGAGATCGAGGCTCTGGATAAAAGAGAATTCGAGCATTACAACGGCTTGATTGCAACTACCACAAACATCGAGAAAGTGGATGGTAATACAGTTATTACAGCTACAAACAGTGAAGGTGTAGTAACAACTACTATCGCTAAAGTAAATGGTAATACTGTTATCACAGCTGAAATAGTTCCTACAGAAGGATTATGGAACTACACGAAGACAACAACCATTAGCAAGAGCAATGGCACAACTAATATTTCAGTAACCTATACAAAGGAGGGCAAAGAATAATGGGAGATGTAGGTATTGAATCCACGCTGGTCCTTGATGGGTTAGCTGTTAGTAAAGTAAGATTTTATTCGACTCTGGATTCAGATGTAGGAAAAAGAGTTGAAATCACAGACAAGTTCAATCCGCTAAATGTCTTCACTGGAACTTTTGATGAAAGCCTGAATCTGTTATACGACCTTCCGGCGTTCACGAGTTATCAGGTTAAGATGTATGGGTTAGATGGCGAAACAGTTGAGAGCGACCAGTCATTCATGCTGAAAGGCTACGACTATATTGAGATGAATGTTGGTCTCAATAAGAATAGCTTTGCAGGCATCAAAGCTATCGTTGACCAAGGGTTAGAAAACAGTATGCTTGAAGTTGGTCATACATGGTATGAAGATGATGGAGCGAATGCAGCTGATGTGTCTGTACCATGGACAATTGTAGCGATTAATTACCAGCCGCAAACAGAGGGGTATAATCATTCTGTTATGATTGGCAGAGGCAGAGTAATAGATACCCACGCTGTATTCACTGCTAGTGAGTTTGCGTCTCAGGACAGTACTTCAAAGTTAGCACAATATTATAATGCTCTGCCATCACGAATAAAAGACACGATTACAACAAGGGGCTTTTATAGAAAATGTTATTATACCAATAGGGCTTATAACCCCGAAAGATGGGTAACAGATGCAAATGAATATCATTATAATGCTAAAGTTTGGATTCCCGACGTGCAAGAAGTTGTGAACATATCAAACGGTGGAGAATATGGAAGATATGGGGCATTCCCATATTATGAAGTCCAAAACAACAGACGAAAACTAATATACAATGCCGAAAGTGCTAGCTATATTGCATGGTATCTAGCTGGAAATAAGAATGTGGTACTAAACTACCTAGGTGCCGCGTATACGGCATATATCCAAACAACCGGAGCTGGAGGGGAAGATGCATCACCTGGTACGCAACGACCATTAGTGCCTCATATGATGATTGCCTCAGATCCAATTGCACAGAATTCGTAGTCTTTATTTAAATCATTATCTAGGAGCAACAATGACATAACATTCAGGCATCTAAGGCGTTGCTTCTGGTTATGATACACCAAAAACATCAAAATAGGGAGAATGAAAAATATGGGTTACAGATATTACCAAGTTAATTGGTATTCAGATGACGGAGAAGAATGCTCTGAAGATTTCGATAGTAAACTGGAGGCAATGGCTTTTCTAGAATACAACGACTTTGGAAAGAAAGCACGCCCCAAGATGCATACAATCGATGCAACTCATGACGTTGATGAGAACGGTAACCTTAAACTCGTAGAGAAAATCGTTAGTTAACGAGATTAAGGTGGAAAGTGTACAGTTCCCGGTGGATTGGGTACACAAAGCGGAAAGTTTAGTCTGGTTTAGTTCCGTAAAAGCCCTAAAAAGGTAATCCGCTAGAATTATATTTAGAGCAAGACATCAAGTCATAAACCCCAACTGCATCTTGTTTGTTCAGTCATCTTAGGAGCTCTATTTATATTCTTAGCCTGATTATTGTCAGTGGCATTATAGACTGCTTATAGGCAACATCGTACAGTCTTCTAAGTTATAGCAGGACCACCACTGGCACGATATACAATTATAGGCGTACCAATTACTAGTTATACATTACTCGATGACGGTACGTCTATAGCGGTCCTGTTTTTCCTTACAAACTTTTTAAAAAGGAGGAACAACAGATGGGACAATATCCTACACCCAGTTATGGACAGGTTCCCCAGTTTTACCAACCACAAGTACAGCCTACTGTTCCTTATCAAGTTCAGCAGACAGCACAGATTATTAGTGGCATGAACTGGGTTCAAGGTCCGTCATCTGTCAAATCAGCACAGCAACCAGCAAATTCGATTTGCGTGTATTTTGACAGTGATCCAGGTAATGAAAACATTCATTACATTAAAACGACAGACGCTTTAGGCCGGTGCACAAGCTTAAGTGCTTTTCGTTCGGAAGAAATCCCGATTGAAGAAGTTGGTGTACCAAAGAGCAACATACAGCCTGTAGACACATCCGGATTTGTAACGAAAGACGAATTCGAAAGTATGCTCGATGAGTACTTCCAAAAGCGAAGACAAAATAAGGGAAATTACAAAAAGGAGCATACGAATAATGCTATTAACGACGGCAGTAAGTAACGCAGAGGTTACATTACAAACAATATTAGCTTGGGCAGGTGCAGTTACAATTATTATCACGGCAATAACGAATTTAAGTAAATTGTTTGCGCCATACAAAAAGCTACAAGAGAAAGTTAATGACCATGAGGATAGACTCAAAGACGGTGATGACAAGTTCGATGAATTCGAAAAATACCTAAATCACAATTCAGACATGACGAAAGAGATATGCAAATCTTTGATTGTCATAATGAATCATGAAATCACCGGAAATGGGATCGATAAACTCAAGGCCCAGCAGGAGCAGCTTCAGAACTTTCTCATTGACAAATAATTTCAAAATGTGGAGGTAATTACTTATGAAATTATCTAACAAAATTTACGACATCCTTAAATGGATCGCTATCATTGTATTGCCAGCATTGTCAACACTCATTTCTGTTGTATTCAAGATTTGGGGCATTGCTTATGGTTCCGAAATCGCTCAGACCATCACTGCAATTGCAACTTTCTTAGGCGCAGTTCTAATGGTTAGTAACGCAACCTATAAAAAAGATAATCAGTAGATATGTCTCCGGTATTCGTATATTACAACCCGAATCCAGTAGGAAGAACCGTTGGCGATTGTGCTGTACGTGCAATAGCTAAGGCTCTCGGTATCGATTGGGAAACGGCATATGCAAAACTTTTTGTTAATGGTATGCAGATGGGCGATATGCAGAATAGTGATGCTGTATGGGGTTCTGTTTTAAGACAGAATGGATTTTACAGATCTGCTATTGAGAATACTTGCCCTGATTGTTATACCGCAGAAGATTTTGCGCTAGACCATCCAATCGGCATATATGTATTAGGATTCGGTAAACACGTATCTACAGTAGTTGATGGTGTTATATACGATTCTTGGGATTCATCTAGAGAAATACCTCAATATTATTGGTACAAAAAGGAGTTTTGACATCTTGGCTAATGCATTTTATGATAGGTACCATGGCGCCCAGCAACCACAGCAACCTCAACAGGCGCCTCAACAACTGAATAATCCAATGAATCTGTTTCAACGCTTAATGCAGTTTAAACAGAGTCTTACAGTAGATCCGAAACAGCAAGTTATGAATATGCTTTCTGGCGGACAGATCTCACAAGAGCAGTTAAACCAGGCTGCTCAGCAAGCTAACCAGCTTTACGGGCTTTTTAAGTTTTAGATGTATCAGTTCTTTCAAAATGAGTAGGTGCACATGCTTAGATTGAATAGGGCTTTTACAAATAAATGACATCATAGGAGGTTAAAGTTATGGCTTTAGCAGACAACAATGGAATGGTTATGCCTGTAGCTCCAACCGGAGGAAACTTTGGTGGAGATTTCATGGGCAACGGTAGTGGATGGTGGATTATTCTACTGTTCATCTTACTTGGTTATGGTCGTGGATACGGCTTTGGCGGCGGCAATGATGGCGGATATCCTGTTCAGCAGGGATTCAATCAGGCAGCCCTCCAGGGTGGTATCAATGATATTCAGCAGGGAATCTGTAACGGATTCGCTAGTGCTGAAATCGCAGCTAATGCAAGACAGTTAAGTGATATTCAGTCCATGAATGCACTTAGCACACAGTTTGCAAATTGTTGCTGTGAAAACAGATTAGGGGTCGCAGATCTAAAAGCTACGGTTCTTGCTGAGAACTGTGCCGATAGAGCTGCTGTAGGTGATGGTATTCGTGATATTATCGTAAACCAGAACCAGAATACTCAGCGTATCATCGATCAGATGTGCGCAGATAAGATTGATGCTAAGAACGAGAGAATTGCTGAATTACAACAGCAGTTATACATGCGTGACTTAGCAGCTTCTCAGGCTGAACAGACTGCAGCACTTCAGGCAGGTCAGAGAGCTCTGGCAAATGAAGTTGAGCAGTATGTTCTTCCAACACCTCGTCCGGCATATGTCGTAGCAAATCCTAATTGCTGCCAACAGTTTGGCGGTTGTGGATGCGGCGTTGCTTAAGGAGGTGACACCATGGCTGAATATTTAGCTAATGCAGTTCAGGATGTGGCTCTTAATGAGCCCGTCTTGATGGATGCTTCTATCCCGTGCAATCGTGGGTATGTTATTCATGAAGATGGCACTGGGGTTTTTATTCTACGTGGTATCGTAAATAATCCTACTTGTAGACGAGCTAGGTACAAACTGGAGTTCAATGGAAATATTGCAATTCCAACTGGTGGCACTGTAGGCCCAATCGCTGTAGCAATTACTTTGAACGGCGAAACAAGACCTACCAGTAGAGCTATCTTTACACCAGCGGCTGTGGACACATATGGTAATGTAACTTCTGTTGCCCATATTGACGTTCCAGCTGGATGCTGTTTCTCTGTATCCGTACGTTATGTAAATGGAAATACTGACCCAACAGCTGTACCTACACCATCAATTCAGGTTATCAACGCTAATCTTGTAATTGATAGAACCGCATAGGAGGATTATATTTATGAAAAGTAACGCAGTCGAAAAGCTAAAAGAATTAAAAGAAGCCGCTATCGACGAGATGGTATCCTATGCTGAAAAGAAAAGCGGAAAGCTTGAAGCAGCAGATTGGGACGTTATCGACACTCTCGCTCATAGCGCAAAAAACCTTTGCAAGACAATCGATGCTCTTGAAGGTAAAAGTGAAATGGCTTATACAGGCCCTTATTACAGTGATGGATATTCTGATAGAGGCAACTCTTACATGTATGCCGAAGCTGGAAGAGGACGTGGAAGCAACGCCAACAGGGATTCTATGGGAAGATATTCTTCTCACAATGATCCAGCAGTAGATAGACTTTATGATATGATGCGAACAGCTCCCGATGAGAGAACTCGCATGGCTTATCAGAAGGCTATTGACGAGATGGAAGGTAGAAGATACTAATCTCGTTGTAACTATATTCGGGGAGAGGTCAGCTTCGGTTGGCCTTTCCTCAATATTTACAAACCCTCTTAAAATTTGCATGTGCTATAATAGCAGAAAAATTATATTTTAAGGAGGAATTGTACTATGACAACATTGGACAATCGTAGTTGGAAGGAAAAAGCAAAGGATGCAGCTTTAAGAGCTCAGATGAAAATCGAAGATGCTGGTAAAGCAGTAGCTCAGGCTTGTAAAAATCATCCGGCTGAAGCATTCGCATTAGCAATTGCTTGCGTGCCGTTAGTTAATAAAGGACTAACCGTACGTAAAGAACGTGCTATTAACGATAGAAGAGAGCTGGATAAATACGACCCGAGAACTGGTGAGCATTGGATTCTCAGAAGAAAAATGAGAAAAGGCGAGCAGCTGGAGCTTGAAAGAAGATACGCCAATGGAGAGTCTAAAGGCGAGATTCTCAGAAGTATGAGATTGCTGTAAAGAATTCCGAGAGTAGATATTACATCTGCTCTCAATTTTTGTATATGCTATAATAGAAAGGAGGTACTTACATGTATGACGAAACAATAAAAAACACATTTGAAATGTTGCGGTTTGATACATACGGCAACGCGCGGGTTTTATTCGATTATATATCTGAGTATGGGGGTATATCAATATATGACTTTTATGCAATAATGATGATTCCTATGCCAGAAATCTATGATGGTAAAGAATACACCGCACGTCTGTTGACTGCGATAGCAGATGATGATTTGAAAGGGTATAATATTGTTAGAGGTCCTCGTGGGGAGTACAAATATGAAAGAAGGGTAGAGTAACATCTGCTCTTTCTTTTCGCATAAAATACTTATACTATAATAGAAAGGAGGTAACGGACGATGTGGAAGATGAAAGGTTATCCTGTTTCAGATGGATACATGGGATTGATGCCAGATGGCACTTATCGCTTGTTCGCGACTGAACAGGACTACAAGGAATTTATCGACGATAATTCTGAGGATAAGGAGGATTAATTACAAATCCTCTTTATTTTTTACATACCCTATAATAGAAACCTAAATGTCTATTATAAGGAGGATATGTATTATGAGAACAAAAATGGTATTGGCTATTTTAGGAGTATGTGGAGTAATGATGTGTGCAGGTTGTGGATCAACCAAGAGCACAACTCGTTATGTGCATGTTCATGAAGTAGCATTCCCAGATGGAGTACAAATTATATTCCAGAATGAAGAGACAGGGGAATCTAGTTGCCCACTTGAGGGCGTAACGTTAGAAGGAGCGAGAATTCCTTCATGGATTGAGTAGGTTTTACACCTGCTCTTTCTTTTTGCAAAAAGTACAAATAGTATAGTAGAAACATAAACTATTTTTAGGAGGGATTAATTATGTTTGAAAAGATTAAAAGACGTATTAGAAGAGTACAGATCGGTAAGGAGCTTATTAGTATATCAAAAGCTTACGACCATGTATATCATGGAGATTTCGGTAAGTATTCTAAAGCTGAACTGGAGGAATGTATTAAATTAGCAGAACGACAGTTTAATTTAGAATGCGAGCTTAGAGATATCATGATTTTAGATGGCGACGAAGCTGCTGATTATATTAGTATTGAAGTGAAACGTGATCTTGCTTGTCTAGCGATTTTAAAGAGAGATCTTGAACAAGGTAATTATGTTTAAAAGATTAGGGCGCTACATGCGCTCTTTCTTTTTTCACGTAAAAAATACAAGTACTTTAATAGGAAGTTAATTTTATCTAAGGAGGAACTTTATATGTTTAAGAGATTTTGGAAGAAACCTATCACATGGGGGACTATCATTATTGGTAGCTTAATCGCGGGTTTAATTGAATACGTGATTGCGGCTGCTACAGGAGTGATGCCAACCCCCAAAAGAGATTGGAGAATCTGTGGTCGAGAAAGTAAAGGACAAGGTAGGAAAAAACTAAATAAAGATTAAGGGAGGTATAAGAATGGCCTTAGTAGGCGTGTTGTTGGTACTTCTTGGGATTATGACTATTATATTAGGCATAGTCTTGAGCGGGGACAAATAACGATGCTAAGAGAGTTTTTACACGCTCTCTTAGTCTTTTATTTTTTACACGTTCTATTATAGGAGGTGATACACATGAAAATTGTAAAGAATGATGGCGAACATGTTGCAAAAGATTGGGATTGTAAGTATCTATTTCAATCAACTTATAGAGGGAAAAAGATATTTGCAAGCGCAAATTTACGCAATTTACTATCATTGCCATTTGTTAAACTTGGACTGGTAAAGCCGAAAAGAGATTAGGGCGCTACATGCGCTCTTTTCTTTTTCGTAAAAAATACATGCTCCTTAATAGAGAGGATATTAAAGGAGGTATGTATATGACAGAATTTTTAGTAACTTATTATATACTCTGCGGCTGTTTATTTACAGTCATGATGTATACGATTGATGAAGTCAACTTCATGGAAGGCTTTCATAAATGTAAAGCCAACGGCAAGTTAACTTTAGCATTATATCTATGCTTAGTGATTGTAAGCTGGCCAATATGGGTAGTGAAATTTATTATTAAAATGATATTATCGAGCATTCGTTAAGACATATCCCTCTAAGGGCTGGAGCTTATGAATAAAAACATAGGCTCTCGCTCTTTTGTTTGCAGTAAAAATTACATACACCATAATAGAGAAACTGTAAACAATTTAGGAGGGATTTATTATGACTATCGTAGCATTAATGGTATTGACAGTCTGTGGAATGATTCTCCACGAAGATTGGTCAGAAGAAAAAGAAGAAAGAGGTATTCATTAAAACAATGCCTCTTATCTTTTTTCATAGAAACCCAAACAACATATTTCAAAATAAGGAGGAAAAAGTTATGGGATTTTATTTATTAAAATGTTACATTATGTGGGGTTTGATCGTTCTTGCGGTTCAGTTTGTATTTAGAGAGAAAAAACTGAAAGCACTGTTCGATCAGTATAAGAAGGATCACGAATCCTGGCATAGGATTCTGGTTGTTCTTTTCATGGTCATTGCTTGGCCCAAAACGTACCACGATGTACGCCGTATCAAGCTTGATAAGCAGTAAAAATTACATGTATCCTAATAGAGCAGTAACTATTATATTTTTATTAGGAGGGAAAAGAAATGAAACTATTAAAAACTATCGTAAAGGCTTTTTTGATTCTATTGTTGTGCGTAGCTGCACCAATAATTTTGGTGGGCTTATTAGCAACAGCTGGAATCGCATTGCCGATTATCGGTATTGTGGCAATCATTTTCTTCCCAATCCTTGTGATTGGAATTGTGATTGGTCACTGCGCAAAGAAATAAGATTAGGGCGCTACATGCGCTCTTTTCTTTTTCTATATTTTTTATTAAGGAGGAACTTTAAATGAGTGACAAAGCAAAGGCAATTGTAAAAGCCACGGTAGGTGTAACTGTGGTTGGATTAGCGTTCTTCGTTGGCTTCAACGTTGGACAAATCGATCTTATGACTTCGCTGATCGATCGTTACGAAGAGCACGGAGAAAAACTAGTAGACACATGGAGTGTCAAGAAACACGGTGATATGATGTATGATGTAATGCTTGAATGCATTGGTGATTAAGGAGGAAATTTAAATGAATAAAACAAATTTTGAAGGTTATCAGGATGTAATTGTAAAGGATCGTAAGGGCAACGATGTCCGCAAACTGGTTGTCAATGTTACTCTACTTAGGGAACATTGCCAGAACTATGCGACCAAGCATGGGAAGACTATCAGCTGTATCCTGGCTGCAAATTATATTCCTACAAACATCTTTGCTAATGCAAAGTATCAGTATGTTGGAAAGACATTCGGTTTGAAAGCCGAAAAAGATAAAGAAGCGTATAAGGCGAAAGCAAAAGAAACGGATTATGGATTCTTAACTCCAGATGAGTTAATTGATATTTGCAAAACATTCCAGCTTAATCTTGCTCCGAAAGACTTTTGTGTTAAGAAGATTGTTGATGAAAAAGACGAGCCGGTAAAAGATTGGCATGCTGAGATGCTTCAAGCTGTTCAGGAACTTGATGAAAAGTATGCCGGCAAGGATTTCATGGTAAATGGAACACCGTCCGACTTGTTCAAGGTAATGGCTGCAGCTTTCACTTTTGCGATGCATTAAGAATAGGAGAGAAGAATAATGGGTAAACAGTATAAAGAAAAGCTTATTGGTGTTGAACTGTCTACTGAGCATCCAGAAGTCATTGAGAATCCATTTCCAATTTTAAACTTAACATATGAACGGGAGTGGGACAACGGAAAAATAGAGCATGTTACACTCAATAGTGTAATACTCCCAATTGATCCTTGTATGGTACGAGTTCATCATGATGACAGCAACCCTTTCTATTATTCGTACGCTTGTGATGTTCATCGTAATAGACTTGTTTTGGAATTGTTCTCAGATGAAGGTAAAGTCTTAGATGGTATCAGCACAAAAGTAGTCAAGGAAGCTGATCCTGTTGAAATGACTATGTCTGAGATTGAAGCCAAATTAGGATATAAAATCAAGATTGTAAATAAGGAGGCGAAAGATGATTGAACTAAAGCAGATCTGTAATGGGTTATGTGCATATTCGTTATCCAATATGGCTTTTTATCAATTATACAATAAAAATAATTTCTTATTTGAAGGGCTAGACGTTGTTGATGTACTTGATTGTGATATGTTTGAGGTTGAAATATTAGGCCCACTGGATGTTTGTGGTGATGCAATTTATATTTATCGTAAAGTTTTGGAAAGAAAGGGAGAAATTATGATACCTATAACCGATGAAAGATGGAATGAGATGTACTTCATGGGACAACTTTACAATGAAGTGTGTAAGTTCATCGATTCAATGATATTATGCAATGAAAAGCCAGTAACTGAAGACGATATTGTTTGGATTGTCAATCGTATTGGCGATTCTATGTATATGGACCGGTTAGCAGCGCAATGCTCATTATATTCTGCGTTATATACTAAGTACATCAAGCCGAAGGAAATAGAGAAGATGGTTTTGTACGGTACTGATATTCAACAAGTTATTGTTGATGAGCCATGCGTACTTAAAGACATTCCGCCAACAGATGAAATGTTCTTGCCAGACAATCGCGAATCAAGACGTCATGGCTACAACTATGCAAAAGAAACAAGTTACAAAAAACCGAACAGGAGACGCCCTTGGGAATAAAGGATATTTGAAAGGAGACAAATATGGACGAACAGAATAAAGATGTAACAAATAAAATCGAGGTACTTGAAGAGAAAGTCGAAAAGAAAGATGCTACTGATCGTGTGCTAGACTTTTTTATATTTTTACTTGTAGTTATAGCCGTTGGGGCTTTTGTAGGGCTTTTTATTTGGGATAACTACAATGACCACAAAATAGAGAAACAGAAAGCCCGTATCGAAGAACTGGAAGAAAGACTCAACTACAAAACCACTGTTGAGATTGGTCCTCTGCCTTGCCCATTCTGTGGTAGTGAACTTGTTGAGACAAAGCACGACCACTATCATGGCTATTATATCCACTGCGAAGAGTGCGGTGGTCAAACCGGTTTCCCTTATAGTCTTCTAAATGATGATGAAGTAACGATGAGCGAAGCTATTGAAATGTGGAACAAGATGGCTGGTATGGAAGTAAGAGAGCAGCTCAAACAAGAAACGGAGGAAGAATAATGAACATCGATTGCGAGAAAGCGGATTGTTATTTTTATGATCATCCTTCTTGCGGTGTACCAAAATGCAAATTTGACAATCATAGTTTAATTAACCGTGACTGTTCAAACTGTCAGTATTATATTACAAGAAACCATGCACGTATTGTAGTTGTTAATTATGTAAAAGAAAGAAAAGGAGAATAAAAAATGAAAGTATTTATTAATGTAGAAACAGAAGGAAAGAACAACGAGGAACTCACTGCTGAGCTTGTTATGGTAAAATCATTTGCCGTTAAGAAGATCACAGACCTGTTCCCAAGTGTGAAAGCTGATAAAGATATCGAATTTGTATCCCCTCTGAGCATCTCTGGTCGTGAGAACGACTGTAAGCATATCCATTTAGAAGATCATGCTAGGCTTCTATTGACGCTAGCAGACTGTGATGTTCTTATTGACGCTCCACAAACTGGCTACGGAAGAAGACGTATCGGTAGCTGTGCGATAGCTAATGCAGCAAGAGATTATGGAATCCCGGTTGTGGAATTGGGTCTTAATGATTATAATGATCCAAGCAAAGGCATGTTTGTCAATGTTGCCGACTATTATAGTCTTCCTAAACGCAGATCAATCCGACAAAACGTTACATACTCAAGATACAACCAAGGACAGGATAATTATGAGGAGGAAGAGTAATGGGTAGTAATGTTAAAATCGAGATCGGTAACGCTAAACCGGTGCCATTTGAAAAATTGTGTAAAGGGGCATTCTTCACTTTGGCATCAGATCCCGAAAATATCGTGTATCAAAGAGTTAGCAATGCTTATTCAAGTCCGAATGACGCAGGATATCTCTACAATGCCATCAAAGTTTCTACCGGTGGCCATGGATGCTTCAACGATGATGAAAAAGTTTATAAAATGAAAGGGGTGTTAAAACTTGATTTCGAATAATATTATTTATGAAGCACCAAATCCGCATCCAGTAGCTTTTGATGTCCTTGAAATAGGTAAGATATTTACACCGGATGATATGTTAGAATTACCGAAGCATACATACATGAAAATCGAGGAAATTAGGGACAATGGTATAATAGTAAATGCTGTCGATTTGCTGACCGGTGAATTCAAGATTTTCTCATCATGTGCAGATGTATATTCTTTGAAAGGAGAAATAAAAGTTGAGTACGAATAAACTTGATATTTTGTTAATCTCAGCAGCTAGCGTAAGCTTTGCCGGTTTTGTTGGTACCGCTATATACGCTCATATCAACGCTAAAAGGCTTAAACGCTTGAGCGATAAGTTCGGTGTAGCTATCGATCACATTGTTGATGAGACTGATATTCAGATTCCGCAAGAGATTATGGATCGAGCTATGAACGAGGCAGTTAAGAAGGCTGCTAAGAGCCAGGTTGAGGTTTCAGCCATTGAGGTCACATCCAGGATTAAATCAGACATGTCTGTGCATCTTCGTGAAAAGGTTGAAGACTGTACAAGGAATCTTGAAGATGATATTAAGGCTGAATACCGGAAACAGATCAAGAACTTAAATCTGGATGATATTCGTAGTGAGGTTGTAGCTGAGGTTCGTGAGAAAGCTTTGAAGATGATCAAGTCCAATATGGATGATATTATCGAGAAGCATAATGACGAACTGGATGCCACAGCAAGAGTCTACGAGAGCCTGAAAGAGAAGTTCGATCTGTAGTAAAAATTACATGCCTCCTAATAGGAATTATATTTCTATTATAGGAGGGAAAGATATGAAATCTGTAGAAGTTAAACGAGGTCCAGCAGAAGTAAAAGTCATTATTATCGACGGTGGTCGTGATCGTGATATTTCTGATTGGATTCCGGAGACTACAAAGAAAAGTATTCTAGAGGCTTATAAAGAATACTGTAATGACAAGAAAGCAGGGAGCTGGTATTAACACCGGCTCTCTCTTTTTATGAATGGAGGAACTAAATGGTTGATATTGAGTTTTCTAATCGTAATAAGCATGTAGAAGATTTATATCTCAGTATAATCGAAGGTATGAAATATACGGACGATAAGAAGATGGCTGAAGCTATGACAATCAATGATGAAACGAAAATAGATCTTAAGTTCGGTAATGACCCGATGGTTGATAAACAGTATCGAGAAGACTTGTTTGGTAATAACGACGCTAAGCTAGAAATCGAAACTGACGATGACATGCTGGAAGCTTTGGCTAGATTCTATTCAAACTATCATACTGGTAATGAAACAAGGGATGAAGTTGCGGCTAGAATGTCTAGTTGGTTGCTTGAATTGCAGGAACTTCGCAAGATGAAGAGTGGGCTGAAGAGCTTTATGGACGATTTTAGGAGGTATAAAAACAGCACAAGTGAAGCATACAATAAAAAGTATACCGAATACGTAAATGGAAAGGTTGCCGCAATAAATGTAATCGTTTCATACATTCGCCACTATGGTCTTGATTTAGACAATGAGGTGTGGAAATGAAAGGAGACTGAGGTAATAATGGATAATCAAAGATACAAAGAATTAGATGATATTTGTAACGAGATGGAAAAACTGATGACTCGTACAGTCGGGGAAATTCTTGAGAGGCATTGTGATTTAAAAGTGTATTACTTTTTTAGTCATGATGAATTTTCTTTTGAGGTTGATGTTCCTTATTATAATGCCACGCTTAGCACCGGTTGCGTTATTCCGGCGATGCTTTTCCGAAACAAAACAAATGACGAGCTCAGGGAGATATGCATTGATTATGCTGGCACTTTAGCTACGGCCTTAGAAGATTCAATAAGGAGATACGGAGATGAAAAGGGAAAAGCGTGAGAAAATGATACGGCGTTCGTGGAAGAAAGCAGTTAGGAAGTGGAAATGTACCAATAGTTTTCAACTAATTGATTACGCCAAGCCTATACTATGGTTAGACAATATGGTGTGCCGGCCAAGTATAGAGTTTTTTGCTCCTGGTTTGCTCAGAAATAGAAAGATGTATCAAAGAGGACAAAGAATTGTAGCTTATAGACGATATAAGGGAAAGAGAGGATTGTAAAATGCATACAAATTATGAGCAATGCGATGATGTTCGTTTGCTAAGATGCAAGAATGTTTGGCCAAAAGACCATAAGGAACTTACGCATCTACTAACTTATGAGGTAAAGTATAAAAGCGGAAAAATCGAACATGTGCGTATGACAGCAGATACTCCGTTCCCACTTAGATATTTTGAAATTAATGAGGGTTCTCGTTTTAGCGACTATGAACAGCTAATACAATATTTGCATTTATCAACGCCGAAATGTGATAGAATATTGATCAAGGACGTTAAGGTCTTACTAATCAAAGAAGCTGATCCTGTCGATATGACAGTAGAAGAGATTGAAGCTGCTCTCGGCAAGAAGATTAAAATCGTTTCTAAGGAGGATTAAGAATGCTAAACATTATATTACTTATCTTATGCCTTATTATATTTGCTTATTGCATTTATCTTACGGTAAATAAAGTTGGAAACGAACCAAAATACGGTGGAGAGGCTTTCATTAAAGAGATCGAAGAGGATGGGATTCCTTATCAGACATGGCAATTGGTGGTATCTCCGGAAGTTATGAGTAGTATTAAAGATGGCGACCAGATTGCACTTACGGTACATAAGGAGTAATCTATGGATAAAGAATACGATTATGACTGGTCTATGGAATACTGCAAATGTTTAAAGGACACACAATTGATATCCGTAATACTTACTTTAAAAGATGGCACTAAAGTAACGTGTAGCCGGTATCAAACGCCATGTCTTGATATTCACGGTATTCAAAAGGTGGCTGAAGAAGTAGCTGAATGGGCATTTAGAAATAAAGCACAATTGCTATCTGATAATGCTGTAGATCATATAATAGAGGAGAGTTTGAATGACTGAGCTGGAATTTGAGAAATGGTACGAAGGCCGGAAATCCATGCATGATGAGGTTATTGATATTCTTGAGAGCCTTGCCCTGGTGAACGGTTCTGTAATTGAGGATGTGCATACGGTTATAGATGCCATTAAAAGTATTGATATTTCAAAAGGGTATAAAGTGGAGGAATAGTATGAACGAGGAAATGTATAGAAATTTTGCTATTAGTCTGAAAGAAAAACTTAGCGATCTGGTGAATGGTTCTGTATTTGTCGAACCGCATAAAGAGATTGATAGTGTTCTTGTCAAAATCACAGACAATGATATTTTCTTTACCAGGATCATTTATCATGTTGAAGCAGGTATTGAGAGAAGCTGTGATTACGCTGATGAGGTTGCTGCAGAAGTTCTGAAGTATTATAAACGGAACGTTTTCAAAAAATACATAAAGAACTACGATAAAGGAGCTGGTAAACGGGTTGCGAATTCTTTCTGCGTGCTTTCTTATGAATAGGAGGTGACATTATGGCTTCTGTAAGTTATAATCAGATGCTAGAGGTTGTTATGAACGAGTATCAGGGACAGCGTTGGCATGAGAGAGTTAGCAAAATGCCAAAGAGACAGGTGATCGCTATATACCATCGGATAATGATGAAAAGAGCAGATCTAGAAAGTCATGGACATTTTGTTGAAATGATGAAGGCTCTCGATGGACAAATTGTTAAACTAGAATGGGCCAAGCAGGAACAAGTGCACCAAATTGATATTTTCGAATATGCAGCTAAGGAGGGAATTAAATTGTGAGGCATAAATTTCAAGGCAACAAATTAGGTCCTGGCTATTGGGCCTTTGGGATTTATATTTGTCATGATCCAAACTGGCATGAAACTTACATTCGTTTAGGGCTTATTAAGTATGAAGTCTTAATCGGTAGCCTTCGGCATTATATTGATAACGGTTAGGAGGAAATTAAATGAATAAAGTAATTGTAACATATGACAGATCAAACGAAGATATTCCGACATTAATTATTGCAAGAGAGAACATTGGTTTCTTAAATCCGGGTATCGACGTTATTAAGATTGTTACTGGAAGACAGGCTGTCGACTTGTGGGATAGACTAACTGAAAAAGAAGGTGATAAATAATGAATGGATGGTATCAGACGAAAGATGCACGTACTGGCGTAGATGTAGTGATTAATTTAGATGCTGTTATTGCTATATTTAAGGCTGCTAATGGTAATGCTAAGTTTGATATTCCTGTTACAGTACCGCTTGTTGTGAATTTTGGTTTTTCTGAACCGCAAAGTGTAATTGGGAGTTGCCGTGTAACTCGTGATGAGATCGGGTTATCTATTGATGGGGCTATTTATGACGGTATTGATATTCCTAAAGAAGGGTATATTGGCGGATATTACAATCAGGTTTGCAGAGATGTTGATGTGATTCGTTCTGCAACTTTACGAGCAGTTTCCATAGTAAGTAATCCTTGCGACTGGGAATGTAAATACAAAACGGAGGACAAATAATGGAGATTTTCAAACAACCAAATGGTAAGTATGCTACACTCAGTGATCATTTATATTTTGCTAAGCCGGCCAAAGGCATCACGCTAAAAACAAATCTTACTGAGGATGAAGTTATTGAGGCTTTCATGATTGACGCTAGAGATAGAGCTAAGCGTATTATGAAATCTAAAGATTTACTAGTCAATAACAAAGACATGATCAAGGCTCATTTCACCGATAAGCAGTACAAAGAAATGGGATTTGCTGGTGGTTACGATGAGCTTAAGAAATTCATTCCAGCGCATGTAGAAAGCCAAAGTTACTGTGGTCATGACTGTACAACCTATGGTAAATGCCCTACCTGCGGAGAAACAGTTCAGAATGGTATGGGTGGAACTGATAAGGTTTGTCCCAAATGCAATCAAATTCTTACATGGGGGTATAATTATGACTAAAGATTATATTTGCTTGCACTGCCTGAAACGTGATACTGGAACCTGTCCATATGATGCAAACGAAAATACTGTAACATGTGGGCGCTTCTATCCTCATAATGCTGAGGGCAAATCTGAAAAGTCTATCGCGAACATTAAAAAGAAGGTTAACAAAATCTACGAACAAGGAGGTCACCTTTAAATCATGTCTGTAAAGAAGATTGAGCAAATAACTCGTGAAAAGAAGTATCGTGGAATTCACCATGATATTCCGCCAAGGGATTTTGAAGCTGAGCGGAAAAGACAACAATGCATTCACTTTTCGCCGAAAACAATCGAAATGATTAAGGCTGCAAGAAAAAAGTTACAGGAGGGTAAAAATGAGAATCAGAATCATTAAAACATTCAGGAAAGATCAAAAAGAAGATATGCTGAAGTACAAAAAGTTCTTTACTAGTACTGTCGGTTTCTCTCCGAAGGCTATGTACGGTAAAGACCCAGAGGGATTATATCCGGAAGATGTGTACACTGTGTACGTGTCAACTGAAAAAGAATACAAAATGTATCAAGAAGCACATAAAGCAGGTAAAGTGTAATGCACAAAAAATACAAAGGTCATAATGGTAATGAAAAACTCGAAAGGAGATTTGAAAAATGACAGGTTATGATGACGAGACAGAAGTTGTAGAGGGTTCAGTTCAGGATTGGATTGATAACGAGCTGATGGACATTGATGCGAAAGATCAGAACTATGCAACCAAGATTAATGCTCTTGCATCTCTGCAAAAGGCAGTAAATGATAGAACTCGTAACGAGATTGATCAGGCTAATGAAGCCCGTAAAGATCGAAACGAGCGCTTACGTTCTATTGCTACTATTGCAGGTGCAGCAGGAGGAATACTGATTGCAGGTTTGAATTTCGCGCTTGGCCTGAGAGCTACGAAGAAAGAAGAAGATTATGAACACGTGAACCGCGAAGGAATGAATGCCGCGACACGTGGTCTGTCCGGATTAAACGGACTTTTTAGAAAGTAGTTGCCAAATTAAGGGAATGTGTTATGATTAAACATGTTCCCTTATATTTTTTAGTAAGGAGAATGATATGATTATGAATGACGCAATTGATGCAGCTCAGACTAATTATGGCAAAGAGCATGCCTTCAAGATCGCCCTTGTTAATGAGTTTGGATGCGAAACGTTTAATGAGTTTGTGTTTGACTTGAAAAGAAGAGTAGAACAGACGTCCCACTATGCAGCTCATGTTGCGATATATGGACATGACTCATATGATAACAAGTTTGCATTCTATATAACTTCATTGGAGACAGAGGAGACTGGTGAACGGGTAATTGTTGGGATAAGCTATAAATGGGATAAATCTTCCGATAAAGCATCAAACTGGCATGAAACGCAGCTTTTAATGCATAATTATACATATCCAGGCTAAAATCGATATGTATACGGAAGAGAACCAGAAAATTGAGTCTGATATCGCGGTACTTGTCGAGAAGTATATGTCTTATGAAGGCGATGTAATGAAGGACGTATCCAGCGAGAGTGCCATTACATTAGTAAATTTATATCCGGATCTGAAGTCTTCTGAGTTAGTGGCTCAGGAGATTCAGGTTCACACCGATAACAATGCTAAGATTAAGAGCCTTAAAGAGGATAAGATTAATCTCAGTGTTAAGAAGTGGTGGTTATATTTCGGTCATTAAATAGGAGGGTAATATGGACTGGTTTTACTATGTATGGATGGTTCCAGTTGCAATAGGACTATCGGCATGGACTTTCTTTTCGATTCGTGATATTTTCGCGACTATACGTGAATACATCAAAGAACCTGAAGATGATATATTAACTTATATGGCTGACTACTTGGAAGAGTATACAAAGAGTTTTATAGGTATTATATTATTTGCTTTATTCTTTGGTAGTTTCGCTGGCTTTATATGGAATTGTATTCCGGCAGAATAAAGGAGGATAAATATGAGTATTTTATTAAAAGTTGCGGCTGTATGTTTCATTCTAACAGTGGTAAACTACGTCTTGACGAGAGTTATGGTCGATTCAATGAGTGATACGGAAAATGTGCGTTATTATTTTAACCACGTTGTGCCTAAAAGGGTTACATTCTTTATTATTTGTATGTGCCTATCCTTTACCGCAATGTGTGTTTCACTGATTGGAGCTTTGATCATGATGTAGGAGGTCTGTATGATGAAACCTGGTGAATGTTGCAAAGGTTGCGACAATGTTAAAGAAGATGGTATCATTAGAAACGAATTTAGATGCATATTCGGATGTGGTAAACTTGCGAAGGAACAATGCAAGAAAGCATATGATAGCATTAAGAGCGACAAAGTTAAATCTCCATGCTTCGGGTGCCCGCAGGAACGAGTATGCACAGTATCATGTGAAAAGTTTGAATTATATTTGCAGTCTATGCATTATAAAGAAAGGAAGAAAAATGAAAAGAAACAGTAAATCAACACTTCTTATGGTGGCTGGAACCTTAGGGTTCTTGACCACTGTTGGATTAGCTATTTGGAATTCTAAGAAAGAGGAATGCTCTGACGACGTTGCTGATCATAAAAGATGGCTTAAAGACAGTATTGATTATTATCCGGAGGGGGAATTCACTAAAAAAGATGTAGTTAAAAATGCCGCTAGACTTGCTATTGCTGAGGCTAAAGTATATGCTCCAACACTCATTGCCGGAGGTGCTACTCTATTCTGCTTCTGGGCTTCTCATCAGGTTAATGTAAAGTCAATTACAGCTCTTGCTACTTCTTCGGCACTTACATCTAAACTGCTGAAAGATTACAAGCAGGAAATGAAGAAGGTCTTAACTCCGGAACAGCTGGATAAGGTTCGTAAACAGGTTGCGGAAAAGAGAGGAACTGATATTCAGCAGAAAAAAGTTGACGTTGCTCATCCGGCCACTATGGACGCTCCAGGTGAAGTAACAGCAAATCTTATCGATGGGGAGAAAGAGCATCTATTCTACGAGGAATGGGCTAATCGATGGTTCCGAGCTCCGTTATGTTCTGTTATGGGTGCTGAAATGAGTGTAAACCGTAGTCTTGCTACTACTGGTAGTGCCACCTTATCTCAGTTCTATGGATATTTAGGAATCGACGCTCCGGATGTGGTAAAGGGTCTTGAGAACTCCTATGGTTGGGACGTTGAGCAGATTGGTTGTATGTCCGGTGACTACTGGTTAGACTTTGATCACACGAAGTCAATCACAGAGAATGGCGAGGAGTATTATATTATCGGTTTCGATTATGCTCCTATCGACCGGGAACAATTATATTATGCCGAAAATGATTGGGAAAAAGAAATCGGATATGACCTAAAGAATAGAGTGGAGGATTAATCATGGATAGTTATATTGTAGACTTTGCATATTTCTGCCACAGGTGTAAACATGCTGATAAGGATGTAACAGAGACTCCATGCGACGAGTGCCTTGATAATCCTCATAGCACAGAATCTAAGAGACCATTATTCTTTGAGCAGGAGCCTGACGAGAGTAAGTGGAAGCTGAAGAGTGAAAAAGGAAAGGGGGATGCGAACTAATGAGTGTTTGGTTTATGATGATTGGTTTTGTCATGTGGGTTATCATGATGATTATTCACGAATGGGTATTCGCCATTGGATATTTCGCACTCGCTGTTCTTAGCAGCTTAGTCTGGGAGTTTACCCAGGCAATGAAAGAAAAGTAAAAAATACATACACCATAATGAAGAATATGTAAGCCAAGCGGTAAGACGCATCGTTAACAGCGATGAATGGTGGGTTCGACTCCCACACATATTCTATCATTTTTTGGTTATTTGAAAGGAGACAAAAATGAAAGTGAAATTCACTGACAAAGCTAAGGCAA